AAACGGGACTCCCAGGTGCTCCACGGGGACCCAGAGCGGAGGAAGGCGGGTGAGGAGGGATGAGGGATCATCCATCGCCATTCCCCGCCGAAACCCCCCGGCCACCCCTCCCCACCCCCGTCCCGCGCGCGACCCGCCAGTCCAGATTCTGGATTCCAGATCTTGGACTCTACCGCGCGCGTCAGTGTCCAGAACTTGGACGATCGGTGCGGCCGGCCGGCGTCCGGATTCTGGACGGCCTGGGGCGGCGGCCGGCGTGGCGGTGGGGAGAGCGGGCGGGCGCGCGGTTGATCCCCTCCCTCCCCACGTCCGACGTTCCGACCGTCCGACCGATCACCCGCACGATCCGGCCGGCGCATCAGTGCGCACCTACCTCTCACTCACCGTCCGATCCGATCCCCGATCCGAGCGGCCGGCGCATCCAAGCCCAGCGTTGTGCGGCCGCGCCCCAGGCACGTCATGCAGTTGGCTGGTATGGGCAGCGCTGCTCCGCCCGCCCAGCGTGGCGAAGATCCCGACTGCGCAGCCCCAAGGCAAGGGACGGCCCTGGCAGGCCCTTGTCAAGTGACGGCCCGCACGGTGCTCGCAAGAGGTTGGAGCGCCGAGGCTTGCGCAGCCCCTTCAATTGTAAGGGCGCAGTAAGATGCGAAGATCGTAGCGGATTGCCCGTTCCCTTATGCCGAAGAGTCCGCTACAAGGGATGCAGCGCGCTACGCGGTCCGACCGAGCAAGGCGGAGCGAAGCGCGCACCCACCCGAAGGATGAACCGATGACCACGCTACCTCTCACGCCGCGCACGATCGCGCAGGCCCGCAGCAACATTGCGCGCCGTGTCATGCGCCGCCGCGCCTCGCGCTTCGCTGCGATGGGCGGAATGATCCGCCACTTGCCCGCCAAGACTCTTTCCCGAGTGTGCGCAACGACGCTTGCCCAGGAGCTTCCTGGAGTGTCGAACGCCGCCGAGGTTTACGCCGCAGCGCTCGCCGGGCGGAGTGTGCAGGCATGACCGCCACCGAAACCCGCGAGTACACCGCCAGCAAGTACGGCGGCACATGCTGGACGTGCGGCCGAGCCTACCCGGAAGGATCGCACATCTTGTCGATCCACGATGGCTACACCTACCCGCCTGGACACAGCAAAGCCGGCAAGCGCGTGAACGTCTACGCACACAAGGCGTGCGGACTGCCCGCCGTTCCCGTCCACCCGAGCGCCAGCGAGGAGCGTTCGAGCGTTCCTGCGCCCGCACCGTTCGCCGCGCCGCTGGCGACGCCGACGCTACCTCTCACCACGCCGCAGCCGCGCAGCGCGCCGGTCGCAGCGCCGGCAGCATCGAGCGCCCTGGATATGCTCGCGGCCGAGCTTCAAGCCCGCCTCGGCCCGCAGCGCGCAAGCATCGACCCGGACGAGGTTCGCCGCATCGCCGAGGAGCTCGACACGCCGCTAGTTTCGCGCCTCGCCGCAGTCGAAGCACGCCCGCAGTACGACGCCGCAGCCCTGGAGCTTCACGCCCGCCGCGCAGCGTACGACGAAGCACGCGCCGCCCTGGTCGAAGTGAACGCCCGCGCCAAGGGCGGACCCGTCGCACTCGTCGGAGAGATCCCGACGCCCGACGCGCTCTACCATGACGCGAGCGACACGAGCGCCGAGATTCGAGCGATGCTCGCCCGACACTCGCACGCCCTGGTCAGCGGCCCGAGCGGCAGCGGCAAAACCTATCCGATCTTGCAGGAATGCGCCCGCGCAGGACGCCGCGCAGTCCTGGTCAGTTGCGCGGACGGAATCACCTACAGCGCGCTTGCGTGTCGCCCGTCGCAGACGACGCCGAGCCTGGAGTACCGCTACGGACCGCTGCCGCTGGCGATGAAGAGCGGCGCAGTGTTGGTACTGGACGAGTGCGACAAGCTCGACCCGTTGCTCGCCGCACTGTTTCACGCGCCGCTTGAACCCGACACCACGCGCCGCACTCTCTACTTGCCCGAGACCGGAGAGACAATCACGGCCGCGCCCGGCTTTCAAATCATCGGCACTTGCAACGGACTCCGAGACGAGTCGGGAAGCTATTCGTCGCACCGGATCGACGCTGCTTTTCTGACTCGTTGCCGAGGGATCGCGGCCGACTACCTGTCACAATCCGAAGAGGCTGCGCTCTTTGAACGCGCCGGCCTGGACGCTGCGCGCTCGCGCAAACTCGCCGAGACGCTGGCGCACTTGCGGCGCGAGCACTTGCGCGGAAACCTCACGATCCCGCCCAGCACGCGCCTAGGCGTCCAATGGCTGCGCATGGTGCTCGGCCGAGACGATGCCGGCCGCGCGGGCGTGGACGCCATCCCGCCCAAGACCGCGTGGCGCCTCGGCATTCTCAACTTGCTGACGCCTGGACAAGCAACGAACGCGGCCACCATCATCAAGCCCGACGATGCAGGCTGGAAGGTTGGCGCCCCGTGAAGCTCACCCCGCTACAGCGCCGCCGCACGCTCTACCGTCTCGCCGACCTCTACGAGAAGGCGCAGCGCGAGCATCCGACCGAGACGCCGGCGCAGCACCACGCCCGCGCCTTCGCGTGGATCGGTTGCGAGCCCGAGTTTGCGAACCACGCCGCGCGAATGCGCATCAACCAGCCCGAGCGTCTGGCGAAGTGGACGAACGAGCAAGCATCGCCCAAGACATGGAAGAAGCCGAAGAACGGCCGGCCCTTCCAGCTGCCCGAGTTTCCCGGCCTGGACAGCGCCCCGAAGGGACGCACGCCCACGGTTCGCGTTGTCGGCCAGATCGACGGCCACGGCCAGACGTTCCAAGCAAGCCCGACCGCGCCCGCCGACGGATCGGAGGTTATGCAGCTGGTCAACGCGAACGTCGAGGGCCAGAGCCCGCCCGTGAACGTTGACGGCGCAATCGTGGACCCGCTCGCCGCTGGCACCCTCAAGGGGCCGATCGACTACAGCGGTGAACCCTTGATTCGCGCCGCACTGTCGGAGGCTTTGCGCGAGCGCCGACGCGGACGCGAGATGCACAATCAAGACGCGGGCGAACTCGACCTGTCACGAATTGCGCCGACGGCCCTTGGACTCGACCTGGATCGTGCGTTCTCGCGCCGCATCAAGCCGGACGTGCGCGGCTGCGCAGTGTTTATCGCGCTGGACGCTAGCGGCTCAATGCGCCAATTCGGACGCGGCGAGGCTGCGAAGCGCGCGGCTGCGATTGCATATCGCGCACTCGCTCGCGCAGGAATCAAAGTCGCACTGTCGCAGTACGGAGACCCGCGCGAAGTGCGGCCCGCGCCTGGAGTGCCCGAACAATGGCGAGACGTGATCGGCTGGAATGACGCGCAGTCGCACGCGCAAACAGAGCTTGACGTGATGCCCGAATGGTACAGCTACGACACGCACGCGCCGAAGGCCTGCGCCCGCGCTTGCGCCGAGCTTGCGAAGCGCCACGAGCCGCGCCGAGTCTTGATGCTGATCTGCGACGGCGCAGTGCGCGCCGAGGAGCCCCAATGGCGCAACGCTCGCGCCGCTGGCGTCGAGCTTTGGCCGATCTTGCTTGGCAGCGACGCAGTAGACGGAGCCGACTCCATCGAACGCGCCGGCTGGTCAAGCGTCCCGCCGATCGTGGTTCCCGACCCCGCCGAACTCGTTCCCATCTGGACGAAAACGCTTCGCGCCCACCTGGGGCGCGTCGCAGTGTGAACCGACCGACCGACCAACACCAACTACCTACCACACCCGACACAATGGACACGCAGCACACCACCAGCCCCGCCAGCATCGACGCCGACAAGCGCGCGAGCACTCAGGCGCAGATCGAGCACGCCCGCGCCATCATCGACGCGCAGCACGACGAGGAGACAGATGATCGCGGAGTGCCCACAGATGCAGCTTGGGAACGCGAAGAGGCTGCGATGCGCAGCGCCCTTCCGATCGTGGACGCGAACCGGATCGCCCGCGAGATCGTCTACCTACTGGAAGAGAATCGACCCGTGGACGCCGCCGCCAAACTCGCCGGCTTGCCCGCCTCGCAGGCTATCAGCGTCGCGCTCGCGCTGGACTGCGCGCGCCACCAACGCGCCGCGCTTCGCCTCGCCTACGACGCAAACGAACGCGAGACGCTGGAGAGCGAGGAGGAGCACGCCGACGCCCTCTACCAAATCGCCAACGACATCGCAGACCGGCTCGCGCAGGACGATTGCGACGAAGCTCGCTTGCTTGAGGACATCGGAGACCAACTCGCGTCCATCGGCTACACCACCACGCCGCCGAGCGATTTCCACGCCGAGCCGCCGCTCGAATGAGCGCCCCCCGCCCCGAAGATCCGCCGCCGTGGATCGAACGCGCCGCTGCTGAACTCGCGTTGACCGTCGCCGGAATCGTGCTCGCCGCCGCAATCCTCGGCCCTTGCGCCAACTTCTAACGGCCCCGCCGGCCCGACACTCGCGCCCCGCCCGTCCAATCTCAGGACGACGCGGGGCGCCTCTATTTCCAGACCGTGGACCCAGCCCGTCCAAATCCTGGACAGCCAGGCCGGCCGTCCCAAACCTCCAAACCCCAGAACCAATCCCAGACTCAGAACCTCGAGCCCAGCTATCTATCACTCGTTCCCCCCGCGCCCGCCAAAGTTCGGCCCCGCCATTCTTCCATGTTTTCGGCGAATTGCCGTTCCCTCGGCGTTGACCGGCGGCTACCATCGTCGAAGCGCGACCTAACCCACGCGCTCGAGGACCCGAAAGATGACCACCACGACGACCCGCGACTCCGTTCGCATCCACGCGATTTGCTGCCTCGTCATTCGCTCGGACAACACGCTCGACGAGGTTGTCGGCGTGATGATGGGGCTGGACCGCGCCGAACTGCGCGGCATCGCACAGGGGGCCTCAAAAGCCGCGCGCCAGATGCTCGACACCGACGCCAAGCGCGGAGAGCGGACGATCTACTACGGCGTCTGCGAAGTGGAGATGCTGGAGCCGCTCCCCGGCGTGCGCCTTGAGTTCCGCATGATCGGCGAGCCTTTCGGTCGCGCCCCGCTGGACTTGCTGGCCCACAACCTCGACAAACTCCCTCCCTCTTGGCGCGAGTTCACGCTGCGCCGCATCGAGCAATCGAACTAGCCATGAAAACCGCCTTTTCACCCGTCGCACCGCTGACGTTCCAGACCACCGCAGAGTGGGCCGCAGCGCGCCGCAACATGATCGGCGCCTCGGAGTCGCCCGCACTGATGGGCGCGAACCCGTGGCGCTCCGCCTTCGGCGTCTACTCGCACAAGAAGGGCGAGGAGGTCGAGGAGACGAGCAAGATGCGCGCGGGCCAAGTGTTCGAGCACGCGATTGCGACCTTCTACGCTGGCGAGAACTCGCTGAACCTCTACACGCCGGCGGAGTGGGAAAACCTCCGGCTCGCGCGCGTGGGTAGTGCATGTTGCCTTGCGCACGACGATCGCGTCGTCTGGCGCATCCCCGGCAGCGTGCTTTCCTGCACCCCCGACTTCTTCGTCACTGATGGCGCAGAGTTCGAGGCTCCGCTCGAAGTGAAGCGGATCGACCCCGACCAGCGCATGAAGTGGAAGGACGGCCCGCCGATCTACTACGTGCTCCAGGTGCAGCAGCAGCTAGGCGTGCTGCGCGAGTGCGGGATGCCGTTCGACGAGGGGTTGCTCGTTGCAGACTTCGGCGGCGACGACGTGCGCCCGTACTACATCAAGTTCGATGCGGACTTGTGGCTGTTGATCCGCGAGACGTGCGAACGCTTCTGGCGCGAGCATGTTGCGCCGAGCATCCCGCCCGAGCCCGACCACTTGACGAGTTCGGAGGAGGTTGGCCGCTTGTGGAAGCGCGCCGTCGTGGGCTCAAGCGTCGAGGTCGACCCCATCGTGTTCGCCAAGTACCGAGACGCGAAGCAGGCGCTCAAGATCGCCGAGGACGCAGCCGACCAAGCACAGGCTGCGCTCAAGTCGGCGATGAAAGAAGCAGAAGGCGCGACCGTTGGCGGCGTGCTTGTGGCTACGTGGAAGAACCGCGTCGCCAACATTTCGGCGAAGGCTGCCTACACGCAGACCACGCGCCCGCTGATTCTGACCAAGGCGGCGCAGGCCGTCTAACTACCTCTCACAACTCACAACACCGCAAGATGGAAAAGCAGCAGGCTCTCACTGTTCCCGCCACCAATCGCACCGCCGGACTCACGGCGCGCGATCCCGAAGAACTGATGCGCATGGCGAGCACGCTCGCAGCGTCGGATCTTGTCCCCACTGCGTACCGCAACAAGCCGAGCAACATCTTCCTCGTTGGGATGCGCGCCCACGAGTTGGGCATCGGGCTGATGATGGCTCTGGCTGAGATGCACGTCATCGACGGCAAAGTCGGCATGTCGTCGGACTTGCTCACCGCGATCGTGCGCAGTTCGGGCAAATGCACGCACTTCAAGCTCATCCGCGTGAACGACACCGAGGCGGCCTACGAAGGCAAGCGCTCGGACACGGGCGAAGTGCTCGACATCGCGTACACGATCGACGAGGCGCGCGAGGCTGGGCTTCTGGGCAAGGGGAACTGGAAGATGAACAAGCGCGCGATGCTCATGGCGCGTGCTTCGGCGCGGCTTGCCCGCGAGTTGTGGCCGGACGTGTGCATGGGCCTCTATGTGAACGACGAGTTCGACCAGATCCAGGCCGAGCGCGCGCCGCAGCAGGGCCAGCCCGCACAGAACGAGCGCCCGCGGACCATCGAGGCGGTCAAGGAGCACGCCCGCAAGGCGCTCGGCGCTCAAGCTCCTGGGAAGTCCCAGGCTGCGCCCGCTGCGCCGACGCCCACGGAGCCGCGTGTGGCGGAGATCGTGCAGGACGCGCAGCCGCAGGAGGAGGAAGATCCCTTCGCCGAGGCTCCGCAGCAGCAGCAGCCCGAGCCGGCGCCGGAAGTGGAGCAGGTCACGCAGACGGCCCACCCGCTGAGCCATCCGTCCAACTGGTACGACCCGAGCATGGGCGGCGTGGACGTGAACGACGCCGACGGGCTCGAGCTCCAACTCAAGGCGCGGCTCGACAGCTTCTCGGACGTGGCCGGCGAGAACGTGTGGACGAACGGCCCGCTCAAGGCGTACACGCCGACGCAGGCGATCATGGGCGGCGAAGGCGGCGGCCGGCACACGTTGCTCCAGAAAGCCGTGCAGTTCGCCGTCAGCAAGAAGTTCGAGGCGCACGCGATTCCGCGCGGAGCGCTTGCCGCGGACTGGTGCCTCGCCCTGATGGAAAAGCGGTTCGCTTTGATGCGCGCCGCTGGCTTGGACACGGCCGAGAAGGGCTAGGACTCACGTACACCCGAGCAGGCTAGGGCACGGGTTGGCTCGCGCGGCGCTCTAGCCGTTGTTCATCTTCCGCGCGGGCCGCTTCTTTCTATCACTCACCGCAACACACACCCGAGCCATGAACGAGCAGCAACTGGAAATCCAAGCACTACGCAACCAAGTGCGTGACGGCGTCTCCCTCGAGGCGCGATTGCGTGCGCAGCTAGCCGAGGCCCAGCAGCGGCTCAACAACGACCGCTGCAACCGAGGGCACAAAACGCTGCCGCTCATTCTCTGGGACTGCCCAGCGTGCCACGAAGAAACGCGCGCCAAGCTCGCCGCCGCCGAGAAGGAGCGGGACGAGGCGCGGTCTGCACTCGCTGTTGCGCGTGATGCGCGCGACCAAACTCAGCGAGCGCTCGACTTGACTCATTCGGCGCTGGATCTGGCGAACGAGAGCCGCGACCGCGCTCAGCGCGAGCGCGACGCGGCCAAGCGCGAGGCGGAAACGATGCGCGAGCTGGCGACGCAGAACGCAAACGAGCTGAACGCGGCGCAGCGCAGCTACCGTGCGCAGATCGGAGAGTTGACGCGCGCGCTGGCCGAGGAGAAGAAGGCGCACAACGAGGCGCTGCGGCCCGACGAGTACACGCGCGCTGCGGTGGCGTGCGCAGAGGCGCTTGCGGACGCTCGCGTCAGCTACTCAGACTTCGAGCCGATCCGCGAGAGGTGGCAGGAGATCTACACCGCCCGCCAACGCGGCGAGCCGAGCGCGCCCGTGTCCTCGCAGCCGCCCGCGCGCGTGCTGGAGACGTGGGCAGCCGAGCGCATGGACGGCATGACTGTCGGCTTCGACAGCGCGGAGCGAGCGCTCCGGTGTACCGGTGTTATCCGCGCCCACCGCGTCGCCCTGCCGGTGCTCAAGACCGTGGAGCGTGGGGCGTGAGCAAGCACAACGCCGCGACCGCGTGGACGAGCGAGCCGCCGCGCGAGGGGGCGGACTACGACCCGGCGCACGAGGAGGCGTGGTACTGGGTGCGCCCCAAGGTGCCCACGCCTGGATTCGTGGACCTGTACCCAACGGAGTTGAAGTCTGACGCGCAACTGGAGCACTACGAGCGCAGCGTGCACCCGATCCCGAGCGCGGAAGTTCTCGCGGCGATGCACGAGGTGTGCGAGGCGGCGAAGGGGGTCATGAGCGGCGTGGCCCTTACGCCCATGCTCGACCTCGACGCCGCCCTTCGCGCGCTTGCGGAGGCGAGACGTGGCTGACAAGAAGCGCAAGTGGTCCGTCGTGGGGACCGTGATTGGATCGAAGTACCTCGGCGAGTTCGAGGCCGCGACCGAGGAGGAAGCTGTCGAGAAGGCGCTGCGAAGGGCGCACGTCTCGCTGTGCCATCAGTGCAGCGACGAGTGCTCCGACGCAGAAGTGCACGAGGCGCACGCAGAACTCATCGAAGAGGAGGACCGCGACCGTGGCTGACATCGCACACTTGAAGGCGCTCGAAGCGCAGGCGACGAAGGGCGAGTGGTTCGTCTACGACGGGTCAATCGCGGTTGAAGCGTGCGCCCCCGAAACTGGCCCGTACCCCGTTCGCGTGCTGGACGGAAACACAGTCGACCTCGCGCTTGTCGCTCCCCTCCGCAACGCCGCGCCCGCCATGCTCGAAGTGTGCGCAGCGGCGAAGGAGTGGCGGGAGGCCCCGACCGGACAAGCCGTCGTGACCGCGAGCAAGCGACTTTGGGCGGCGCTGGACGCGCTGGAGGCTTGCCGTGAGTAGCTACGTCCACATCGACGCGCGCACCGGGATCAAGTGGACCCTGCGCGAGTTCAAGCTCGACGGGGTCACGGTCCACGCGCACATCAACGACGGCGGCGATGTCGTGGTGGCGTCCACGCTCGTGACGACTGACGACCGCTCGCTGCCCGAGTGGGTCTACGCGGCGTGCGAGCGCAAGATCGAGGAGCAAGTGAGGGAGGCGAGCCGTGGCTAGCCCGATGCAACTGCGAGAGGCCGTGGAGATCGTTTGCACGGGGGAAGATGATGGCCGCAACGTGACAAAAGAACGCTACGCCCGCGCCCGCTCGATCGTGGACGCGGCGGTCGAGGCGCATGAGGCGGCGTGCCTCTACGCGGACAAGTTCTTGCCGATGGGGTACGACCGTGTGCTTTTCGACAAACTTCGCGCCCTAGAGCGCGGCGAGGAGGTCAAGTGAGCGAGCGGTGCAAAGCGATGGTCGCTACGTCACTTGGGCGCTACTCCGGCTATCCGTGCCAGAAGCGCGCCAAGTCCAACGGGTACTGCGGCAACCACGACCCCGAGGCTCTTGAGCGTCGAATCAAGAACGCCCACGCGGGTCGCGTCAAAGAGCGCGCCGAATACCTCACCGCCCTCAAGCTCGCCGCGTACCGCGCTGGCGTGGAGGCGGCGGCGCGCATCGCGGACAACTACTCCGACTGCGAGCAAGACAGCGTGGACGGCTCGCATCGCCCGAATGACTCCATGATCGTCCGCGACGAGATCCGCGCCCTCCCTGACCCCACACCCGAGCAAATGGAGAAGATCAAGTGAGCACCGAACTGGACCTGGGCGCGCTGCGGAATTACGCCAAGGAGTGCGCGAGAATGAAGTTCAAGTGCAGCATCACGCCGGGCGAACTGGTCGCCCTCCTCGACCTCGCCGGTGAGCGGGAGGAACTACGCGAGAAGGTGCGGCTGTACGAGGACGCGGCGCGCAACCCAGGAGGCGACCAACGGCATCGCGGCACTTCGACGGCGACGCAGTTGATTCACGCGCAGCACATGCGCGAGAAGTCCGAGGCCGAGGTCAAGCGGCTGCGGGCGGAGCTCAGCGGGCTGCTTGAGCGGCTGCGACCGCAAGACTTTCGCGGCGATCCACGGTTTGCCGATGCAGCACTCGATTACGCCCGCGCCGCGCTCGCCCCCGCCGCAGCGAAGGAGATCAAATGAAGGACGCCATCAAGTACGAGTGGAACCGACTGCGCGCGTTCGTGCGCCGACTCAACCCGTGGTGGCAACAACGGCGCTACGACGACTGCATCTGCACGCTGATGGAGGTCGGCATCGAACTCAACAACGAGCGCAACCGGCGAATCTACGCAGAGCGCGCCCTCGCAGCGAAGGAGCCCCACAATGCCCGCTAGGGACTGGGCGGACGTGGAGGCGCGGCGAGTGCTGCGCGCGTGGGAGGAGCAAGACGACCCCGTGCAGGCAACGCCGCGCGATCTTGAGTCGCGTGTCGCATCCGCCCTTCGCGCCGCCGAAGCACGCGGGTACAAGCGCGCGCAGGACGAGCTACTGGACACCAAGGACGCGAGCCAGCGCCCCATCGTGATCGACACGCGCCTGACGATGCGCACGCTGCGCACCGAGCCCGAGGCCACGACCGACGAGATGTACGGGCAGGGGGACGTTGGTGGTGGCCGTGCTTAGGATCTGGGCCGGGAAGCTGGCGTGCTGGATCGGGATGCACGACTGGCGGCCAACCTCCAACCTCCAGGGGCCGCGCCAAGTGTGGCACCGCACCGGGTACTCGGCGTGGCTGACGTGTCGGCGATGCTGGAGGAGTGTCTGATGAACGTGAGTAATCTCAGCAAGCGGCGACGGCACGCGAAGAAACACGGGAGGAACCAATGACACACGACCGAATCGAGCAGGCGGCGCGCGACTTGGAGCGGGCGCGGGAGATCGTGCGCGAGTACACCACGGACTCGTGGCCGTCGCATGGCGTGCTAGTCGAAGCCATCTCCGCAGCCATCGCTGAGGAGCGCGAGCTGTGCGCGAATGTGGCGCGCGACGCTGCTGTCAACCACAACGCGAGTGCCGTGCAGGAAGAAGACGAAGGTGATCCGGTCGGCGATGTCGGGCCGGAGACGTTTGCCAACTTTGCGTTCATGGCCGAACAGATCGAGAAGGCCATCCGCGCGCGAGGTGGGGCGTGAGCATCCTCCGCTTCACTGTCCCCGGCCGCGCCGCCCCCGGAGGCTCGAAGAAGGGCTTTGCGTTCCACCGGGCCAACGGCAAGCTCGGCGTGCAGCTTGTGGACGCGAACGCGAAGGCGAAGCCGTGGAAGGCCATCGTCGCCGCCTGCGCGCTCTCCGCTCGCACGTCGCCGGCCCTGCTTGAGGGTCCGCTCATGTTCACGCTGCGCTTCATCAGGGCGCGTCCCGTTGGGCACTACGGCAAGAAGGGCCTGCGCTCCTCGGCGCCGCCGTACCCGACGACCCGGCCGGACGTGCTCAAGTTGGCCCGCGCCGTGGAGGATGCGCTCACTGGTATCGTGTGGCGAGACGACGCGCAGATCGTGAGCGAGCACCTGACCAAAGAGTTCGGCGAGCCCGAGCGCGTCGAGGTCGAAATCCAGGAACTAGACTGACCCCCCCCCATGAAGCACAAACCCCACCTGCTGCTGTACCTGCTCGCGTCCCTATCACTTTTCCTCGCCGGCTGCGGAACGCCGAAGGACATCAACACCGCGGGAGAGCCGCCGGGATCGGTCATCGAGTCGAGCCACGAGGAGCCGCCGCCGTACGACTTCCCCGTCGAGGAGCTTGAGGTCGAGCCCTCCGACACGCCGCAGGCGATTGCTCGAGCGATGGCGCAGGCGCCTGCGTGGCTGCCCGTGTGGGAACCGCCGACGCTGCGCGAGCCGACGAAGGTGCTGGGCTCGTACTCGAGCCCGAAGGCTGGCGCTAACGGGCTGCGCCTCGAGCGCGTGCGGATCAACTACACGGGCTACTGGGGTGCGTGGGTCAGCTTCAACCAGCCGCACGCTCGGACCACGATTCAGGATGTCGAGGTCAACTGCATCAACGGCAGCGACAACTTCACGCAGAGCAAGTGGGCGTTCCGACCGTACAAGCTCGACGGGCTCATCAACCGCTGCATCATCCGCGGGCCGTACTGGGAGCACTGCCTCTATTCGTCGACGCTCGGCAACTTGACGATTCAGAACTGCTGGTTCGAGGATGCGGGCGCGCAGGGCATCCAACTCAGACACAACGGCAACCGCTCCGACCCGCTGTGGAACGCTGCGCGCCAGATCGTGCTGCGCAACGTCTACGTCAGCGAGTGCGGCCAGAAGCGCGGCATCGGGCGCGCGGGCTCGTCCATCTCGATCAAGGACCAGGGGCCGCTCACCGATGTCGTGTTCGACAAGGTGGCCGTGCGCACGATCCAGCAGCAGTCCGTGAAGGTGCAGAACGGCAAGACCTTCGACTCCTTCGGCGGCGTCTGCATTGAGTTCTGCCGCAGCTTCACTTGGCGCGACGGTTGGGTGCAGATGCGCAACCCCGACCGGCCGGCGGTTCAACTGTTCGACTACGCTCGCAAGGAGCCGACGCGCACCGGCCCCGCCAGCGTCGACATCGAGGGGCTACACCTGGAGAGCGGCATCCTTGCCCTGCGTGTCGGCGACGGCGAGCGCATCGAGATCACGAACTGCACCGGCAACGGCTGGATCCAGTGCTACCGCTGGAACGGGAGCGACTGGAAGCTCGACCCGTCCATGACCGCGCCGATCGGTCAGGGCTTCTTCTGGGTGAAGTGAGCAGGAGCACGAATCACATGGACCCCATCAAAGAAGCGAAAATCGCCGAACTGCGTAGACGCCTCACCGTGGTCAATCGGCTCCGCGAGGAACTTCTGGAACCAGTTTTCACCATCGACGAGATGACCGGCTTGGTGTCCGCGTTCGATCAGTCGGGTATCAGCTTTCGGATCAAAGTCCCAGGCAAAAATGGCAGCATCCGCTATTTATACGGAAGCGACATCGCCGCCATTTTTCGCACCGCACTCCAAGGGGCCTGCTACGCCAACAATGAGCTTTCTTGGCAACACGACCTTGCCAACGCCGGACTATGCGACCCGCGGTTGGCCGGCGAAGCGAAGAAAGCGATGGAGGACCTCCTCAATGACCACTCAGCCAACTAGCCCTAGGCGCTTCACGGCGGCTGACGAACAAACCGGAGACGAGACCAATGGCAAAGCGTGGATGCGCAAAAGGCAGCACCAGGGACAGCTCTGGAGACTGCCGCAATTACAAGAAGGAGACCGCCTACGCCGCTCGCCCGGAGCAGGTGAAGAACCGCGTCGAGCGCAACCGCGCGCGGCGTGAGGCTGGGCTCAAGGTCGGCGACCCTCGGGAGGTCGACCACATCAAGCCGCTGGCGCAGGGTGGCTCGCACGACAAGGGCAACCGGCGCGTCACGTCGCGCGCTTTCAACCGCAAGCGTGCGGCGCAGGCGCGCGGCTAGAGCAGCCGCTTCCAGCCGAGGGCGTTGACCCAGCGGACGAGATCCTGGGTCTTGAAGGCGTTTTCGCTTAGACCCTGAGCGGCGGCGAGGTCGTTGTTGACGCCCTGCGAGTTGTCGTTCTTGTCGCCCCAGATCGTGCGGACCTTGACGCCGCGCGCACGAAGCGCTTTGTCCCAGGGATCGGCCTGGAAGTAGTGGTGCGGGTCGTAGAACGCGGCTGGTTCCACATTCTGGATCGTGCCGGGCGACCACAGGGCGGGCGTGAGATCGCGGCCCTTGCCGGATTCGGGGCGCGGACCCCAAGAGCCCCAGAACCGCGTGCGATCGGGCTCGACGTAGTTGAGCCACCACCACGGCGACGCGGAGCGCTTCACCTGTTCGGCGAGCGCGGTGTTCGTCAGCGTGCTGTTGAGGCCGAAGAAATACTGGCGTTTGTCGAAGCGGAACGGCCCCGAGGTTTGGGCTGGATCGAGCGCAAACTGCGTCCAGTCGATTTGCCCGATGAACCCGGCCACGGCGTCGGGGCGGTGGTCCTCGTCGTCGTTGAGCGCGCCAAGCTGCGTTCCACGCCCGAAAGGCGTCGCCTGGGGCGGGATGCACGCGGCGAGCAGGCTCAGCGTGTTGCCGGAGCTCGAGCCCATGAGCACGATGTTCTGCGGCGAGATGGAGCCGTTCGCGCCCCAGAGCGCGGTGTTCTTGCGGTTGCGCCGCAGGAAGCGCATGGCCTTCATCACGGAGAGGATCTGCCCCGGCCAGGGGCGCTTGCCGAACGGCTCACGGCGCGGCGACGAGGAGCTGTAGGGCGGCCGGATCTCGAGGCTGACGATGGGCCAGCCGAGCGTGTCGGAGATCGTGTCGATGGCGTCGCCCAACGCCGGACTCGAGGACGTGTGCGGGTCCATGATCCGCTCGCCCATGTTGAAGGTGTCGCCCGGCTTGATGTAGACGATCAGCGGCATGTCCTTCTGCGGGCTGGCCGAGTTCCACCCGAACAGGTGTTCGTCCTCGTTGTCGCCGTAGTAGACGCGGCCGGACGTGCCGGGAAACGAGGACGTGGCTCGAGTCGTGACGACGGGCATGGGCTCAGACTCCGGGGAACAGGAAGCAGGAGGCGGCGCCGACCTTGACGTAGACCTCGGAGCCGTCTTGCGCGGCGCCGCCGGCGGTCCCGATGTCGTCAACGGCGATGGCGGTGGAGCGGCGCGCGGCAAACAGGAAGCCGAGCTGCCCGCCCGTTGTGTCCATGTCCGGGCCAGTCGAGGTCAGGTCGAGCTCGAGCGGGCCGCGCACGAGGTCGAGCGCCGGGTTTGATGTTCCGGGGTTGGTCTGCGCCGCGACGCGCAGGCGGGCTTCCCAGAGGCTCCGGCGCGGTCCCATCGGCTGGCCCTCCACGGTCAGGGAGAATCCAACCTCATTCGCGCCCAGGTTGCCCAGCGGGAACCGGATGGCCACGTACTTGCCGGCGACCAGCGTGGTGGTCGGCAAGGCCGTCACGAGGTCGAAGGGCAGGATCAGGTCGAGGACGTTGGCGGCGTTGGTCGCTTTGAGGCGGCCAAACAAGCGGAACGCCAGCAAGCGGCCGTCGGAGCCGAACATGCGCGGCGCGAGGCGCACGCAGCGGCGGTAGTGGTTGATCCCTTCCTTGGAGCGGCAGGCGGGGTAGTACCCGCCCGCGCTGGTTCCGGCTCCCACGGGAACGACGGACGGCGCGCTCTGGTTCTTGGAGCGCATCGTCGCGCCCAGGTTCATGAACGGCCAGACGTGACCGAATTCGGTGTCGAGCGGGTCTCCGGTCGCGTGGTACGCGCCGGCGTCGCCCTCGATGTTCGTGCCGTCCGGCGGGTCGCTGGTCTCGCCCGCGATCTGCCAAGGGTCGTGCGGGTCGGTGCCGACGGTCAGCGGGATCTCGGCGCAGGTCTTGACGCCAAGGACGTAGAGCCGTCGGTCGACCGGATCGAACCCGTCGATCGGCTCAAGTCCAATGGCGCTCACTGAGCGCCCTCCGCAGGCACCGTGTCGCCGGGGCCGGGGTTGACCGGAGGAGCCTGGAACTGGAGGCCCCAGGCCGCCTTCTCGTTCTCGGTGAAGAGTTGCGCCGCTCGAGCGGGGAGCTCTTCACCGGGGAACGTCCCGCTCCACTTGAAGTCCTGCGAGCGCTGGAACACGACGGCGCGGCCAGCCGGCATCACGGCTTGGTAGAAGGGGATTCCGCCGCCCTTCGGCTCGATGCTGGCGACGGCGTTCGTGCTCGCCCAGCCAACGAACAGGTCGCCGTCGAAGCGCGCCAGGATCGGAGGTTGTTCGGTGCTGCCGAGCACGGTGGTCGCCTGGAACTTCGCCACGGCGAAGCTCTGGCTCGACTTGCACGAGGAGGCCGAGAGGGCGAACAGGATCGCGGCGACCGTGTAGACGATGAAGCGCGCGCACGAGTGGAAACGCTGAATGGTCATGGGGCTACCTCGGTGGTCTGGTGATGAGGGCGGATTGGAGCGCGGGGGCGCCGGAAATCTCCGGCTTGATGCCTCGGCGGCGCAGCGCTTCGGCCGCGTCGTCGTACAGCACAGCGGGCTTGTAGCCGTAATCGTACAGCCGCCGCAGCACTTGCTCCCACTGCTGGTAGCGGGCCGTTCCAAATCCTGGACGACGCACCGCACCGAAGAAGATCGCGGCGTAGTCGTGGATGTCCTCGCGGCTCGGCGTGGAGCGGACGACCTCCTTGTCGAGCCAGTTGAGCATGGCTTGGCCGGTCGGGTCGCGCATGGCGTTGGTGAGCGCCTGCCGGAAGAAGTCCGGCGTCATCGCGCGCTTGCGGGCGAGGTCCATCGCCATCCCAGAGAGGTTCGACCACTCGTCGCTGCCGACGAAGCGCTGGAAGTACTCGTTCATCCGCGCCCGCTTCTCGGGGTCGGGCTCGCGCCGCAAGAGCGACTGCATCGGCCCGTCCTTCGAGAACATCTGCGGGAGCAGCCACGAGTCGAAGGACGCCATCGAGCGCCCGCCGCGGAGCCACGAGTCGTAGGCCCCGGAGAGAACCTCGCTCATCTGGTAGTGAACGTCGGACTGAGCCGAGCGGAGCTTGTCCCAGAAAGGCCCGTCGGAGCGTGCCGATTCCGGGAACAGCCGGCCGACGATGGCGTCGAGGGCTTCGCGCTCGGACACGCCGCCCATGTGGGGCTGCACGAGGCGCTGCGAACGCCAGAGCGTCGAGAACAGGAACTCGCCCAGGTCTTGAGCGGGACGCGGCTGGTTCGCCTGGACGATGCCGCGCGCCCACTCTTCGATCTTCTGCCCGTCGAGCGCCGCAACCTCGATCAATCGCTGGCCGTCGCGCGAGGCGAGGTAGAACGGCGAGATTCCGGGGAGCACGTCGCTCGCCGCGTCGCGCACGGGCTTGAGCGAGTTGATCCACGCCTCGGGGTCGTCGCTCGTCAGCAGCTTGAGCCCGCCGAAGGCTGCGTGCGCCATCGCAATCGAGAGCTCGCCGGAGCGCAGCGACATCGCATCGAACATCGACGTTGCGATCTGGTCGGGCGACTTCGAGGCGGCGCTCTGGAGACCCTGCGCGGCGCCGATCCAGTTGCCCCAGCCGGGCGCGAGCTCGTCCAGACTCGAGACGCGGGTTTCGTCGCCGCGCGCCGGAGCCTGGAAGATCAGGGACTTGCCCGCGAGCATCGACTGGTAGACGAACGCGAGCCCCTTGCGTGCTTCGTGCGGGATCATCGCGCCGCCCGTCACGTTGGGCCACGGTGCGCCCAGGCGCGAGTACGCCTCGAGCGTGGCCGCGTCGACGATCGGAGTGCCGGAGCGCGCCACCGAGCCGCGCAGCGCTTCCTGGAAGGAAGCATCCTCTTCGGGGTCCTGCGTCGTGATCCGGTGCAGCATCCCCGCAACGGCCGACATGACGGCCATCGCGCTCGCAGCGCGCAGCGGATGCACCACGACGCTCGACATGAGCGGCCCGGTCATCGTGCTCGTGTACATCCAGAACTGGCCCTTGAGCGACTCGCGCATCAACGCGCGCGCCCAGCGGCCGCCATCGCCCTCAGCCTCCTTGAACAGCGGGGTCGAGAAGCTCGAGTAGCTCGAGTTGAAGGACCGCATCAGCGGGCTGGTGTTCGCGTAGTCGGCCGTGCCCACCGCGGCGTAGCGAACGGCTTGGTCGAGCGAAGTTGCTTCGGGCTGCGTGTCGATCGTGCGCAGCGTCGCGGCCCACTTGAAGGCCATTTCCCAGAGCTGGTAGAAGCCCGTGAAGTTCGCCATCGCGCGGGCGCGCTCGTTCGCGTCGTGCGATCCGCCGAGCTTGGCGAGGAATCGGTCGAACTCCGTGAGCCCGCCGGTCATGCGGCGCACCATGTCGAGCGCGGCAACGCGCCACGCGGCTTGAGACTCAGCCGGGATGCCCGAGCGCTGGAGATCGCGCAGCGCGCCCGCCGTCGTGATGTCGGGCGTGACGGCCGCGCTCATCGCATCCGTGACGACGCTCGCCTCGATGCCGACGCCGGTGAACGTCGTGCCGTTCAGCGTGAGGAACGCCTCTTGGAGAAGCTGCGTGCGCTCCCACTTCTCGTTGGTCCAGTCGGCGGGCTTCGTCTCCAGCGAGCGCCGCTGCACGAGCTCGAGGAGTCCGGCGATGTCGCGCTGCGCGTCGGCGAAGTAACCCTTCCCGGTGAGAACGCTTTTGGCAACGTCCCACATAGGGAGCCGGTCGAGGACGTGGTTCGTCATCACCGAGTTGGTGACGTTCAGCGTCCAGTGCTTCGGGCGCCCGATGGTGAGCCCGCGGCGGAACCCGCGCGTCGCCTGCTCGTAGGCGTACATCGCTTTGTCGACGATCGTTTCGAGCTCCGGCGCGTTAAACATCTGCCGGGTGAGGTTGTCCAACTCCCAGACGAGTTGTCGCGGCGCGTAGAGGCGACCCTCCTTCGAGGGCTTCATGTCGGCGTCGAGTCCGAGGTACGCGCGCAGCGTGTCGGTGAGCTGCGTGCTCTTGGGGCGGCCGCTCGCGGGGTCGAGCTGCTCCTTGAGCAGGTTCCCCATGACGATCGAGTTGGCGCGGGCCGGGCCGTTGGCGAGCGACGCCTCGCTCGGGTTTGCGCCCACCACGTCGAGCGTGAGCGGCTCGTAGACGCCCTGGCTGTAGGGGTCGAGCTTCCTGTACTCCGCTTCGCTGATCGCGTAGTTGCCGTTCTTGAGGTCTTGCAGCACGCCGAGGTACTGGATCGCCTTGGCTTCCTGGTGCGTGACCGTGGAGAGCCAGACAAACGGGTCCTCGATCTGGAGCTGGGTGATCCCGTCCTTGGACTCGGAGCCACGCGCCATGTTGCGGCCGGCAAACAACGAAGGCATCCGTCCCTCGCGCAGCTCCTTCACGATGTCCTGGTTCTCCAGCGACAAGTAGAGGTGCGGGACGTACCGGCCGCCGTGCTTCTCGATCTGCTTGGGGTCGAGGTAGCCGAAGCGCGCGGCGGCTTGGCCGAGACGGCCCATGATGTCGTTGATGTCGCGCGCGAGGTCGAAGAGGTATCCCGAGCCCTTGCGGTAGCGCTCGAAATCCTGCGGCCCCTTCATCTTGGCGAAGCGGCCACTCTCGATCGCCCACTGGAGGAGCTTCATGTCGGCCGCCGGCGGCGCGCGGAACCCGAAGCGCTCCGACAGCTTGGCGAGAGCGTCCTCGCCGCGGCCGCGCAGCATGTCGCTGAACTGCTCGCGCGAACCGAACACGCGCATCGCGGCCGACTGGATGGTCGCGTTGTGGATTCTGCCCGCGGCGTTCCCGCTCCACATCTGGCCGTAGAACGAGCCGATCCGTGTGATCGCCCGGTTCATCTCCGGCGAGATCCACTTCTTCTCGCGGAGCTTGTCCATCACGCGGTCCAGCGAAACAGCGCGCGCGAGCGCGGTCTCGAGGAACTCCCACGGCGAACGGTTGAAAGCCAAGTGCGGCAGCGCGGCCGCCTGCGGCTCGTTCAACTGCGGAGCGCCGATGTGCTCGAGAGCGCGCAGCGCCATCTCGTTCTGCGCGTGGTGCGTCAGCGCCGACATGACGAAGCGGTTGAGCCGCCCCTTCGCGTCAGCGAGGCCGGTCGCCTGCATCTTCTTGATGAGCTCGGGCGGCACGGGCTTGGTGCCTTCGCGCGCGTCGAGGTACTCGAACGACAGCGGCATCCGCTCGCGGATCTTGCCCTCGGGCAGCGACGCCATGATCGCGTCGCGCGTCTGCGCCTTGGCGCGGCGTGCGGACTCCACGGCCAGCGTGAGCGCGTCCAGCGAGCCACGCGCCTCGAAGTGCGCCCGGTACGCCTCGCCGCCCTTGGCGAGCTCGATGAGCGCGTGGAACGTGTCGGGGTGGTTGTACGGGACGTTCTCGAGCGCACTGTGCCAGCGCATCACGTCGTACGCCTGCCGAATCGAGTCGCCGGCCTGCGCGATCTTGATGGCGGGCGTGATGCGCGCGGGAGCGGGGAGGCCGCCGCGGAGCTCGTGCGCGACGATCGTGTCCTGCGGCAACCCGACGTACTGCGGTTTGTTGCGGTTCGCCACGTAGATCGCGCCGCGCTCCGCCGGGCCGAGTCGAGCGAGGCGGGCCTGCACCGCCGCGTCCTCCTTGATCGGTCCGGCGGAGAACAGCGATTCGAGCGCCTTGCGCACGTCGGCGGGGATCTCCACGTCGAGGCCCGTCCCGCGGATGCGGCGGTAGATCGAGCGCATCCACTCGCCCATCTGCTTGAACACCGGGGCAAGGCCGGGCGCCGGAGCGCGGCCCTGGCGGAACCAGCGCTCGGCGGCGCCAGCCCACTTCTCTTCAGCGCTGCGGGTCCAGACGCCATCGCGGACGCCAGCCCACTTCTCGACAGCCGCCTTGTGAGCGCCCTCGAGGTCGCGCCGCCAGATGTGCGCGAGTTCATGCACGATGTCGGACACGCGCGGCTTGCTCAGCGCGTGAAGCACGGCGCGGCCGTCACTCAAGAACGTCACCGCGGCGCGCGCTCCCTCCGGCGCCGGCATCGGCGTCGGCGAGTTGACGATCCCCGCAATCCTGGTCTCGTACCACTGGTCGATGGTCTTGCCGTTGGACTTGGCCCAGACTTCGGCGCGAGCCTCCATCGCCTGCACCACCATCTCGGCTTCCTTCGAGCTGAGTCCCGCGCGCGTCACGAGTTGCTCGACGAGGGTTTTCACCCGGTCGTTCCGGTACTCGCTCTGAGGGAACAGCGCGCCCTGGAGCTTGCCGAGCCACGACTTCTCGACCTCTGGCGTCAGCGGCTCGACGGGCTCCCGCGTCTCGGGGAACCGGGCTCTTTGCTGGCCTCGGTTGTAGTCGTAGGTCGGGTCGGAGAAGAGGCTGGGGCCGGACTGCTGCTGAGCAGGCTGCGAAGGCCCTGCGCCGCTATCGTCAAAAAGACGGCCCTGCTGCGCGAGGAGTTCGAGTTCGCGGAGGGCGGATTCGGCGATGCGCTTGCGCTCGTCGGGGAGCTTGCCGAGCTCTTCTGCGTGACGGTTGAGGAGTTCATTGATCGTGGTCCCGCGCTTGCCCGCCTGCATCTCGATCGCCGCGATGAGGGCGTTCTGGTCCTCGGCCAGCGTGCGCGCCTGCTGCGCGTCGATCTCGCCGACCTTGCGCTCGCGGGCGGTCTCCGCGTTGCGCGCCAAGGACTTCATGGCCGTCGCCAGCCGCTTCAACTGCGGCCGGATGTCGCTCGTGATCTCCGTGCGGAGCTCGAGCATGGTTTTCACGTCGGAGCCGCCGAACAAGTCGGTCTGGCGCCCGGCGAACACTTCCTCGGTGGCGGCGCCGCGCGCGATGCTCTCGGCCATCTCGACGTTCTTCGCCGTGCGCTGGATCATCTGCGCGGCCGCGAGCTGGCGGGCTTCGTCGGCGCGCGGGATGAAGCGACCGATCTCGGCCGCGAGGTTCGCCGGGAGCTGCTCGTTCACGACCTGCGCGAACACAGGATCAGCGAGCTGCGAGAGGCCGACCGCCTGCTTGGCGAACGCGCCGCGAACGCCGAGCTGCTCGACCTGCTCCGCCGTCCAGCCCAGATCGCGGATGACCTTCGCCACGTCGAGCGCCTTGCCGGTGCCCGCCCGCGTGTTGAGGATCGCGCCGAGAGCCCGCGCCTGCCCCGCCGTGATGCCGTCCGATTCCCGGACCACGAACGAGTTGAGCTCGATCGGCTCGCCGCCCTGGCTGAGCCGCTTCGCTGCGTTGGTGCGCTGGTGGCCGTCCACAACCACGCGCTCGCCGTTTGCGCGTTCGTAGACGAGGATTGTTCCTGCGGAGATTTCCGACCACTCGTCGCGCGACTTGAGCTTGGTGAGCGCGCCCTCGGGATCGCGGCCCGTCTTGGGGTCCGTGCCCGACTTGTACTGCATCTCCTCGGGGGCGAGCACGAGCTCGGTGGCGGGGATGCGCTCGAGCTCGGCGACGCGCTCGATGGAGCGCATGAGGTCGGGGCCTTCGCCGGAGACCGGCTTCCGCTCGCGCGTGCGCGGCTGCGCCGGAGCCTCAACTCCCATCCGCGAGAGTGCTGCCTCCGGGTTGGTCAGGATTTCCCCGGCCAGAGCCTCGGCCCACTCCGATTGCGAGAAGCCCTGCGGCGGCTGCGCGGCGGGCGCAGCTTGCCCCTCGGGTCGAATCTCGGCCGGACGCGCCCCAGCGCCTCCTGCGGGCTCCAGCGGGCCGGGGTCCGGGAACGCCGTTTCGCCAGCCGGGGGCGTGTCGTTCGGGGGCTCGCGGCGATCCGGCGCACGGATCAGCGAATCGGCTTGGCCCTCCCAGGCGGCTTGGAGCGCCTCGCGTTCGTAGGGCGTCTCGAACTCCTTGTAGGCCGCCCACTCCTTCGGCGACGCCTTGCGGTACTCGTCGAACGCCTTGCGGAACGCCTCGACGTTCTCCCAGTTCGACGGCTGCGCGATCTCGCGCGTGTAGAACTCGAGCTCCTTGTCGAACTGCTCTCGCATCGCCGGCGGGGCCTTCTCCCATTCCTTGCCCCACTTGAACTTGTTGGCGTAGCCCGTCGCCAGGACGTGCCCAGCGAACGCGACTGCGCCGCCGATGGCTTCGGGGCTCGTCAGCCCGTCGACCATGCGCTTGGTCTTTTCCCAGGGGTGCAGGTCGTCGTAGCCGGGGCTCGCCGTGGCGTTGTGGTACGCGCCGAACATGATCCCGAGCGCGGCCGAGTCCATCGTGTTCTCGACCATCTGCGCGGCGTGCTGGCTCCAGCCCTGGCGTGCCAGCATCTCGCGGATTCCGCGCCCCTGCGACGAGAGCGCGGCGACTCGCTTCGTCATCTCGTCGACGCCCAACTTCTGCCCCAGCTTCGGGTCGGCGCCGCGAGCCGTGTGGTAGATCCCGGCGGCCGCGCGCCCGAGCGGCCCGAGCTTCGACATCGCGCGATTCGTCACCGGGTCGTAGCTGCCCGCGAGCCGGCCCATCAGGTTCGAGCGCACCATGCGGATCAGGCTTCCCGCGCCCGCCATGATCGCGCCGTCTTTCGCGCCGGTCAGCGCGCTCCCCGCGAAGTCGGACGCGGAGCCGATTCGGCCGTGCACGGCGTCGTTGACGACTTGGTAGCCCACGAAGTCGCGGATGGTCTGGAAGCCCTGCGAGAACGGCGTCGCCGTGGCTGCCCCGCGCGCCCGGTCGATCCTGGTGACGTTCTCGGCGGCCTTGACGGTCTGCCCGATGTTCGAGCCCAGCGCGCCCGTCACGCGCAGCGCCGTGGCCCCTGCAATCGCTCCAGCGGCCTTGAGATAGCCGCCCGTTGCCCCGAAGTCGGCGAGGAACCCAGCCGTGGCAAGGATGTGCCCGCCGATGCCGATGTCGAGCGCGCCCTCGCTGCTCGCCTGCGCCAGAACCTCCTGCATCGCACGGAGCTCGATCGGATTCTGGAGAAGTGCGTACGCTTCGGCGCGATCCGCGGCTGACCACCTCGCGTCAGTCGTCTGCGCGAACGACGGCAGCGACGCGAAAGGCATGTCGGGGTCGGCGGTCGGGACGTTGAAGAACGGCGTCGTGTCCTCCCACGAGCCTTCACCCAGAGCCCACTCTCCAGCCCGAAGCGCCACGTCGGCCGCCTTCGACATCGTGGAGATCGACGTGATCGGCAAGCCCGTCGACGGCGTTTCGCCGCGGTACGCGCGCACGAGCTGATCCTTGAACTGCGCGTAGCGCTCGACCGGGATGCGCGTGGGGACGCCGCCAGCGTCGACGTACAGCCCGCCGTCCGGCCCGTGGTAGCTCGGCTGGCGCGTGCGGCCCAGGAGGTCGACCCGGCGAGCGTTCTCGTAGGCGCTCGAGTCGAGGTCGAAGTCCGCGAAGTCTGCGCCGAGCTGCAACTGCGGCGGGGGCGCCTGCTCGCCCTTGTTGCGCGCCGTGTAGAAGGCGTCGTAGGCGCTGCGAACTTGGCGAGCTTGGAGCCCAACAGCGTCCGGGCGCAGCGCCACGGATTCGAGCTGGCGCGCAAGCGAGCGCCCCGCTTCCGAGGCGGGCTCGCCACGGTCTTTGGCCTGGATTGCGAGGTTCAGCGCATCGACCAGCTTGCGGCCGGTTCGGCGGCTACCGTTTGCGTTTGCGGTCGCGCTGTCTTGCAACATCGGCGGAGCGTCGCCGGAGCTGTTCGGCCTCCGCTTCGGAGATGTGGCCCAGCGACCGCGCGAGCGTAACAGCTTCCTCGGTGTCGGGCGAGCCTTCGCGCGCCATCACTTCGAGCTTGCTGCGCGACAGATCGCGGCCTCGGCCCCGCCCCTGGAGTTCTTCCGGCGCAAGTCCTTCGAGGCCTTTCCCGTGCCCGCGGTACAACTGCGCGAGCTTCTCGTAGTCGCGCGGAGCGGACTGAGCGCGCTCGCTTGCGGTCGTCGGCTGACGCTGATCCGTGGGCGCAGAAGCGCCTTCGGCCGCACGCATCTGCTGGCGGCCTGCGGGCAAGCCGGCGAACTGGCTTTGCGGCGGCTGGCGATCCGGTAGCGGCACGGTCTGGAACGCTCCAGATCCGCCGACTCCAGTGGCAAGCACGTCGCCAAGACCAGACGACGGCCGAGCCTGCGCCGCCGTAGCGCGCGAGGGCGCGGCTGCACCGCGGCGCATTTGTTCCGGGGCACGCTGCATCCCGCCGCGCGGCGCAGAAGCGCCTTCGGCCGCACGCATCTGCTGGCGGCCTGCGGGCAAGCCGGCGAACTGGCTTTGCGGCCGGCGCGGCGGCGCAGCCGGCGGAGGAGTTCCCGGCGGAGTCTCCGCGGGCGGCCCCGTCACCCCTGCGTCGCTCCAGAACCGATCCTCGGGCAACTGCACAGCCGGCGCCGGCTGCTCGCCCTGCACTTGGCCTTGCGCCTGACCTTGCACTTGGCCTTGCGGACCGGGAGGCGGGGGAGGCGTCGCCATTCCGCCGCCGGGGTCCGTGAACTGCGGTTGCCCGCCCTGGGCTCCGTACAGCACCCGCCCAGCATCGAAGCCCTTGTTGGGTCCGATTCCGGGATGCGCAGCCTCGCCGATCAACGCGAACACCGCGGTCGGGTTTTGCGCGAACCGCACCGAGAGCGTCTCGAGCTCCTGCAACACAAGCGGATCGTTGACGCCAACCGCCATGAGCTTCCCGGTTGACGTATCGACCAGGATCTTTCCGGCGTCCGCCATTCGCACGACGGACCCGAGCCCGCCAGCCTGCGAGAGCCCAGGGATCGACTCGATCGCCTTTGCCATCGCATCGCCGTCTACGTACTTCGGCCCCTGCGCCATCGGCAGCGGCGTGTCGCCGCCACCACCTCGCGCCGCGGCCGCCGTGGCGTCGATGTCCTGGTCGACGCGCCTGCTCGCGCGCTGGTTCATCGGCTGGTTGATCTCCTCAAACGCCTGCGCGACGCCGAAGCCGGCGCCCGGAGCGTTCGCGGCCTCGAGGACATCGCCAGGACGCGGACCGGACCGGAAGCGCTGGATCAGCGAGTCGGCCGCGTTCGGATCGAACTCGACCGTGCCGTCCGGCATCTGTTTCAGGCCGCCCTGCTGGAGAAGCTGGAACGCCCACTCCTTGTAGCGCTCCGACTGGTCCTTGAGCTTCTGGTTCTTGCGCGCCTCCGCGAGCTGCTGCGCCTGGACCTCGAGCTGCCCAGCTCGCACGCGCTCGTTGCTCGCGGCCTCCGCCTTCCGCAGGTTCAGCTCCTGAACATCCAGCCCGTAGCCGCGCTCCTGGTTGGCGATGCCAGCATCCAAGCCCAAGCGCCGCATGCCGAGATCGCGCACCCTGTAGGCGTTCTCAGAGTTGAGCTGGCGCCACTGGAGACGCTGATTGGCCTTGAACTGCCGCTCGTCCTGCTCGCGCATCAGCCGATTCTGGTCGCCCTGGAACGTCTGGCGCATCCGCTCGAGATTGTTCTGCGCCTCGATCTCGCGGAGCTGCTCGTCCTTGCGCTGGCGGATCTGCGCGCCGAACTGCAAGCCCTGCACGGCCTGCGACACGGCGTTTTGGATCGCCGAGAGCTGCATCCCGGCAGCTTGCGACTGCGCGCTGATGAGCGACGACATCGCGCCGCCGGTGTCCTGCGGGTTCGGTGCGCCGAAAATCTTGGGGACGGCCATGTGCTTTCCTTGGGAAAATCAGAGGCCGAACATAGATCCGACCCCGCCAAGCACCGACGCGAATCCGCCGATCCCGGCCGCCTTGCTCGACGCCTTCGCCGACTTGTCGGCCGCGTACTTCTGCTGCCCGATGGAGTCGTAGTACGCCTCGATCTGGTTGAGCGCGCTGAGCACTTCGCCCGCGAGGTCCATCTGGCCCTGCGCGAGCTGTCCGCGCGCGCCCGCGGCGGCCCCGCCAAGCTGCTCCGCGAAGCCCATCTGCATCTGAGGCATGAAGCGCCCGGCGACGGCGGCCGGGTTGATTCCGAGCTGCGCGAACTGGTCGCCCATCTGCCGCTGCGAGTCGCGGAAGATCGCGCCCTGCGTCGCCATGTTCTGCCCGAGCGCGCCCATCGTCTGCTCGCGCAGCAGCGGGAGCACTTGGTCGCGGTAGTCGAAAACCCGCTGCGGAGCGCCCGTCGTCAGCCAGTACGGCGTGACGCCCGGTACCGACTTCCCAGGATGGCCGAAGCCCGGCGTGATGTTTTGCCCAACGGGCGGGCCAGCCGGGTTCGGCTGCGGCTGATATTGGTTCGTCGGTCCGAATGTGACCATGCTGGGCCTCCGTCAAGATCCTACCGCAAAGCGGGACTAGTAAGCGTCGACCTCGGACCACGCGATTTCGACCTGCACGATGCCCGTTCCAGCGACGGGCCAAAGCGCGCGATTGCGCAACACCAAGCCCTCGTTCTGCGCGAGCACGAGAGGATGCTCACCGCGAGCCATGTCTGGAGCAAAGATCAGCGTCGGGTCGTTCACGCGCTGCTCTTCCGTGCCCGCAGCCGGGTTGACCCTTTGCGCGTCGCCGAGGCTCTGAGCGATCGGCAGCACATCCAACGTGGTGATGTTGGTGAGCGTCACGTTCGCGCTGATGCGCATGAGGCCCGAGGCATCCAAAAGCGACGCGCCCATGCCGCCCGTTCGCATCCTAGTCTTGACGGAAGCGCCGAGATCGGTCCCAGCGCCGCCCGCACTCACCGCTGTCGCTTTGTGCAAGTCGAATCCAAAGTCGGTCAGCGTCGCAGCGGTGAACGGCGTGAGCGTCTGGAACTGAGCGCGGAAGTACGTGATGACGCAGAAGCGCGTTGCGTCCGTCCAGCGCAAGTAAAACAACTGCGCACTGGCGGCCAACCCAGCCGTGATCGCTCCCGTCGTCGCGGCCACGCGGTAGTGGCCCAGCGCTCCGTGCGGCGTGGGCTTCGAGACGACGTGGAGGGGAGACGACGACTCAGCGCCGACGCCGGCAAGAGCAAGACTGACTGCACCCTCAATGACTGCCATGCTCGACTCCTATACGACCGAGTAGTTGAACTTCACGTTGCCGCGCACGCGCCCCTTGCGTCGCGCAACGGATTGCACGTACGGGTAGCGCGGATCGAAGCCTGCCGCCGTGTTCGGAGCGTCGCGGCGGCCGCTCGGCCCGCCCTCGCTCATCGTGTACGCGGGCGGCGTCTGCCAGTAGACCGTGGCGCTCCCCGAGCCTGGGCTCACGGCAATCACCTGGACCGGCTGCATCTCCGCTTCGTCCGCGCGCGTGCCCTTGCCCGTGTACGGACCTGGAGCCTGCCAGCACTTCACGATGCTGGACGCTGAGATCGACGCATCGGTGATCGTGAACCGCCCGCGGAATCGCGGCGTCGCGCCAAGGTTGCGCTCGATGGAGCCGTCGCCCGCGCCCGCGTCCGGCGGAGCCACATAGCGCCCTCCACGGCTCACGGCTTGAACTCCAAGAGCATGATCGCCCAAGTGATCGCGTTGGCCGCGCTGGCGAGTCCCTCGACCACGCTGTCGGGCTCGAGCACCCAGCGCTCGGATCCGAGGGCGAAGTCGTTGGTGTTCGTCGAGAGCGCCGTCATGGATCGCCCCACGATCTGCGTGACACCTCCGCGCGTGCGCAGGAACAGCGAGCCGGTCGCGGTCGCGCCGCTCACGTTCATCATGGTGAGCGCGGTGACGACGGCGTAGCGGTCCGACGGCACGCGATACAGCGCGACTTGCCCGGTCGTCAGAACGCCGTTGAGTGTGCGCGGCGTCGGCATCAGAGCACCCACGGCAGAGGGTTGTTGTCCTCCGCCGTCTTGTCCAGCTTTTGGACTTGAGGCGTCGGGGTCCGATCCGTGACGCGCCGAACGGCCGACTCGAGCACGCGCTGCACGGCGGCGGCGTCGTACTCCTCGGGCACGCGATCGACTTGGATCGGGATTTGGTCAGGTCGGGTCGACATCGGAGACGCGGAACACGAGCTCGATGATCTCGAAAGGAACGTCAGCCTCGAACCGGAACTTGAAATGTCGGGCGTTCAAGTGGCCGATGTCGAAGCGGGTCACGGCGCGCGTGGCGAGGTTGATCTCGCTCGGCGGCGGGTTGGAGTTGTGAGGGATCAGGGACCGCGCCGTCGTCCCGAAGTCCAGGAACGCGCTGACGCGCAGCGCACCCGTCCCGAGTTTCGTCGTCACGTCCAGGTAGCGGGCGCGCTTCACGCTCTCGCTGTCCTCGAAGTCGAGCCAGCGCGTCTCCCAGTACCGCGGCGCCACGCCGAGACGGATCGTGGTGCCCTGGGCCGGAGGCGCGCTCGCGGGGCGATCGAGGAGCAGGTTCCCAGCCTCAACCGCGAGCGCCATGAGTCGCTCGTTCCCCCATGAAGCAACCGCGCCCCGAGGCCCCGCAAGCGCGAGGTCGAGCGTACCACCGGACACGACGATCTGCGTGGTGGTGCTGCCCACGCCAACCGTGAGCGAAGAAGCGCCGTGCGTGGCCGCCGCGCCGAGCATCACGAGCGACGAGTCCTGGCGGTCCAGCCAGACGAAGAACCCTTCCTCGGTGCCGCCGGCGAACTCGCCGACCTCGCCGTCATCGGTCGCGTGATCGACCAGCGCCGTGAGGTTGGGAGCTTCGTAGCGCGAGAAGCGCAGCCCGCCGCCGAACGGCTCCACGCTGAGGCGGTGGCTCTTGTAGAGCGCGTCGACCTCGCGCAGCGTGAACACGACTTGGTTGCGGCGCGGATTCACGCCGGCCACGGACTCGAGCGCGGCGCCGGGCTCGATCCCCGTCTCGAACAGTTCGCGGACGTTCGCGCCGATCCAGCGCGGAATCCCCGAGCCGTCGTAGGCGTACACGCCGCGCTTGCCCCAGAACATCAGCACGCCCTCGTGCTCGATGAGCGACTGCCCGCTCGAGCAGCCGAACGTCTTGCTCACGACCTCGCTCTGAGCCGCGCCCTGGCGCAGCGCAGCGCGGTGGATCGTGTCGCGCTTGGTGATGAGCAGGCGGCCGTTGAAGTCGCGGAGACCTGTCACACCTTCACGCGACGAGTCCGGGACCGCGATGATGTTCTCCGCGGGGAACGCGAGCGGCCGATTCGGCTTCGAGAACACGGCCACGTCGGGGAAGTCAGTCGGGTTCCCCTCGTCGCTGTTCACCCAGCGCCGCAGGTTGCCGCAGACCAGCGAGCTCTGAGACACCTCGAGCACGCTGCACTCCGGCGGCGGCCAGTTGTCGAACTCCAGGGGCAGCCCGCGCGCGAGCTCGTCGAGCGTCGGCGAGAAAGAGGTCGACGTTGCGCCCTTGGGGACCTCGGCGACCTTGAAGAACGAGAACGTGCCGGGCAGCGTCGCGTACACCCAGGTTTCGATCTCGCCGCGGTCGACCGGGGCCGGGAGCTCGGTGAGCTTGATTTCGACCTTCGAGCTCGTGTTGCTCGCGTCGTCGCCGCCGGGGTCGATCTCGAGCTCGGGGCCGGGCGCGGACACCTGAGCTTGCTCGGGGTCGTAGAACGCGCAGCGCACGCGGATCTTCTGCACCATCTCGCCGCGCTCGCGCAGGAAGCGCCAAGTGAGCGGCGTGACGCGCGCACTCGAGGGCGCAGCCTCGGGCGCGATCCGCATCGTCTCGTTCGGCTTCGTGCTCGCCTGATCGTCGCCAGCGAGCGGCTGCGTGTCGACGGCGGTGAAGGAGTCACGGGCTACTTCGTGCGCGTGCAGTTCGCCGGGGCCGACCGTGCTCGACTGGAAAATCTCGAAGTCGTTGAACAGGTCGCAGCCGTCGTCGGCCAAGTCGGCGCTGAGGCCACCCGCGAGGTTCGTGTTGCTCGGCTCGAACAGGTTGGGCGTCGCACCCGACTCCACGATGTAGGCGAAGGACGCGAACTCGCCAACAAACGGCATCACGCCGCTGCTTGCATCCAGCGCCAAGTGCGAGCCGAAGAGGTTGGTCGCGTAGGTCGACTGGTCGACGTTCTCGCTGTCGGCGAAGCCATCGGACTTGATGAGCTTGACGCCCGTGTAGACGCCGCCCAAGTCGTTGACGAGTGTGGTGAGGTCCACCGCCACGCCGGTGATCGGGTCCACGACGGTCACGATGGTTGACGACGTGAAGGCGTCGATGACGAACGACTGGCCCGCGAAAGGTCCATTTCCTGGACAGAACAGCATCCCGAGCATGTCGCGCGAGAAGCACGCCCCGCTCGCCGTGATGTTGCCCACGATGTCGCCGGTGTACGTGAGGCCGTTGTGCGAGACGAGCCCGGTTCCAGCGGACCCCCCGACACTGAAATCCAGATCGGTCGTGAAGCCGATGAACTGCCGCACCGATGCGTGCCGCTTGTAGTCCCACGTCCGGCGCTGGTAGAAGCTCGCATCCGTCTTGCGGAACCGACGCACGAGCATCACGTCGTTGAGCTGCGAAGTCGTCAGGCCGAAAATCGTGTCTCTCCAGCACCCCGACCCCAGCGACTTGCTCGGATAGCGCTTGCGCACGTAGACGTAGTGCCAGTGGTGCGGATCGAACACGGGAACGGAAGTCTCGATCCAGACCTCCTTCTTGAGCACCGTGTCGTACCAGCCGAGGCGCAGCTTGCCATCGAGGATGTCGACGAAGATGCCGCCCGAGGCCACGCCTTCGCCCTTATTCGAGTAGAGCAAGCGCCGCCCGTTGATCTCGTGCGGCTTGACCAAGCACTTGAACGCGAACACGTCGGCGCTGGCGTGCAACCCGGTCGCGGCGGGCTCGAACGCCATCTCGGCGTCAAACGGTTGTTCGAGGTAGGCGTTCCCGTCGGTCTGGTAGTGGTAGATCCGCGAGTCGGCCGTCGAAGTCGGACCGATCGGATCGTTCTCCGGGTTGATCCCGCTGCGGAAGTTGGGCGTCCACAGCGGCGCACCGCGGCGGAGCTCGAACTCGGGGCGTGAGACCGGGGGGCGAACCCCGGCGTGCTTGGCTCTAACCGCGAACATGGACCGGCCTCCCGCCCGTGGTGACGAACAGCGCGGCGCCGTACAGCGCCCAGCTCGCAGGATTCTCGTGCAGGCCCATTTCGTGGAAGAGGCTGATCGCCGGATGCGATTCGATCACCCCGTACTGCGCGCCGCCAGAGTCGAGCGCCTTGTGACCGATGCCCTCGGGCGCCGCAAGCGCCAGGAACGTCGGGCTTGCGTCCGCGAGCGCCTCCGGCTGGAACCCCGCGGTTGCCGCTCCAGTGCGCGCAGCGACGCGGGCAAGCAGCCCGCCGAGCGCGTGGAGTCTGCCGTGGAATCGGTTGGGCCGGAACACCACGCCGCCCGCCACGGTGTCGACGAACGACCGCGCGGTCTCCGGGTCCGAGTACGCATCGCGCGCGACGCCGAGCAGCGCCGAGCAGCCCGCGATCGGGACCATGCCCGAGAGCTGGACCCAGGAGCCAGCTGGCGCCGCGTTCTCGGTCGCCAGGAGCCGCACGCCGACGGATCGGCCGTTGACGAAGCACCCGACCGAGCTCGAGATCCAGGTATTGGACTGCGCACCGGCCAGGGCAAAGCGAACGTGCGTCCACTCGCCTACCTTGAGCGTCGCCGCGCCGCGCGCCACGAACAGTCCGCCCGCAGGCCGGTTCGTCCCGTCGAACGTCGCGGTCGAGCCGATGGCAAGCTCCGGCGCACCGTTCGCCAGCCTGATCCACAGGTGAACCTTGTGCTGCCCGGCAGAGCCGCTCGCGTTGCGCATCGGGTTGGTCGACAGCGATCCGACCCAGAGGATCGTCTGCACGTCGGCCAGCGCGTCGAGCTTGACCCAGGCGTCGATCGAGAAGCCGGTCCCCAGGCGCGCGCCCGTGACCTCCAAGCCGGTCGCCGAATCGAACCGAACGCCGTCGCTTTCGAGCGGAGCGCACGCGCCAGAGCCCTCGAGCATCCGCCCCCGCAGGTGCAGGCTGCGCTTGATCGTCTCGGTCGGCCCGTCGGTGCGCCAGCGGTCGTCGGCGAGGTACAGCGCCCCGCGCGTCGCTGCGAACAGTTGGCCCCGGTGCGATCGCATCCCGAGCACCGGATTGCGGCGAGGCACGGACGGAGCACGCCACCACCGCGGAGCAGCATCCAGCGCGAACACCGCCGGCGAGAGCGTGCGGATCGTCCACTCCGCGGCGCACGGCGAGAGGTTGGCGAACACGTAGCGCGTGATTCCCGCGTCGCTCGGAACGTTCGTTCCAGCGGCGAACGGAGCGCCCATCGAGGTCTGCACCGTGATGTGCGAGATGTCGTCGTCGAACGCCGTGTAGCCAATGACGCGGAAGCTCGCCGCGCTGACGTTGCGCATCGTCGGGCCGTCGAAGGGCCGCGAGAGCGTGAGTGTCGAGCCCGAGACGCTCGGCGCGTAGTAGAACTCGTTGAGCACGACCGGGGCCGTGTCCTCCTGGCGCACCTCGAGCTCGTCGCGCGACACGCGCACGAACGTCTCCTTCGCGGCGTCGAGAGTGTCCTCCGGCTCGCTCGCAAAGAACGGCACGCCGCCAGCCGACGCCACCGACGCAGACTCGCGCGTGACGTTGACGCCAGACGCCGCCGCGTTCAGCGGATTGAGCAGGTCGGCCCGCGAGAGCTTGCCCGGAGGCAGCGCGCGGGCGCCCGAGAGCTTGCCCGTCCCCGCCGGAGTGACGCCGCCGCTTGCGGCCGGAAGCGCCCCAGGGGCGGCCACGCCGAACACCCGCACGTCCTCGACGATCATGCGCGCGTTGAACTCGCCGACGCGCAGCGACTCCGGCCGCCACGCCCCGCCGATCACCACGACCGAGCGGAGCAGGGCGCGGCGCGAGATCGTCAGCGTCGAGAAGTACGCGAACTCCGCGTTCGGCGGATCGCCCGCCGCCGGCGCAAGAACGCTCTTGGGCGACGCCGCCATGTAGACGCGGTACTCGTCCGGGTTGCCAGTCGACTGCACGCCAATCTGGATGCGGATGCGCTCGCCGACCCACTCCGCCGTGGTCGAGAAGTTCGCCACCGGCCCGGTCGACCAAGGCTCCACCGCGACCGCCAGCGAGCCCGTTTCATTGTCGGGCTGCGTGTCCACCTCGAGCGTGAAGCCCTGCGGGAAGAAGAACGGATGGGATGCCGCCGCAAACGGCACGGCGCTCGCGTTCGAGAGGCGCAGCATCGGTCGAGCCGCCACCCTCAAAGCAGGCGTGTCGTCTCGAATCTCCCAGGAGGCCAGCACGGGGGCGCCCTGCGTGCGGCGTTGCGTCGCGCCAACGAGGACCTCGCGCCCGTAGTACGCCTGCGGAATCACACACGAGAACTCGATGGCAAACCCCGACGAGCCGGAGCGCAGCATCTCCGCGAGCTCGCGCCGCAGAACGCTGTCCTCCTCCATGTCGAGCGTCAGCGCCTCGCCCTCGCCGCTCAGGAACAGCTTGCCCGAGCCGCGGCCGAGCGTGTAGGGCGCGAGGTACGCATCGTTGCCCGCCACGCGATCGCGCAGCACGCCGCCGCCCGCGTCGTCCATCGGCCACTCGCCGACGAGGCTGGAGATGTCCGGCTCCGTCAGGTCATCGGGGAGCGAGTACGACGCCAGCGAGAAGCGCGCCCGCGCCGTCGTCAGGTCTCGCGCCGTGGTCCAGATGCGAAAGCTCGAGAGCGCCAGCGGACGCTGCCGCCAGCGGAACACGATGACGAAGAACGGCGCGTTCGTCGCCCAGCCGGTCCCAGCCACCAGCCCATCGGCGCGCACGAGCCGGTTCGTTCCTCCGCCCTCCGCGTAGTGCCCAATTCGCACCCGGCCGCCGCGAATGGCCGTTGGCGTCGCGCCGCCGCCGTTCCACAGCGCCACCCAGCAGTTGCGCAGAGCCTCGGACTGGCCAGCCGTCCCCTGGTCCGGGATCGCTCCCGTTCCAGCGTTGAAAAGCCCAGGCCAAGGCCCGGCCGCGGTCGCCAAGTCCAGAGGGTCGTAGGGGTTCGGCAGGTTCGCCGCCGCGTTGGCCGCGTTGCCATGCATCCCCTGGAGGTTGATCGAGAGGTGCGCCACCCCGATCGTGTAGTTGCACGTCTGGCCTGCGGGGTACGCGGCCGGGGGACCGCTCGCCGACACGTCGATCATGCGATGCCCGCCCGAAGCCAAGCGCGCCGAGTCCAGCCCGAGCGGCGCGAAGCCCTGATCCGCCCAGGGCTCGAAGCGCATCCCGAGACCGAGGAACATCGGATCGCGCCCCGAGAACCGCACGCCGTAGCGCGTGAGGTAGTCGAAGTTGTCGATCGGGCCTTTCCACGAGAACAGGTCGGTCCCGCTCGTCGCGCAGCGCGTCACCGTGCCCGCTTGGTCGCGCAGCACGATCTCGAACGCGCCATCGCTGTTCCACGCCGCGGTGGGGTTCGAGCTCGTCGCGTCGCCCGGCGTCCCCGTGTCCAGCCGCAGCCGCACGGCGACTTGGTAGTCGCGCCCAGGCTCGATGAACGCCTTGGCGATGATCGCGCGCAGCCCAATCGTCGCCTGACGGCCCGACGATCCGACGTTCGCGCCGCCCGCGCCCACGAGGTAGCGCATCTGGTTTCCGCCGTACGCACCCCAGCCCGGAGCGTCGTACCACATGAACACCAGCGCATAGTTGCTTGGCCGGTCGAACGCCGCGGCGCCCGTGATCGTCTCGAACTGGTCGCCCGTGTTGACGATGCCCAGCGCCCACGACATCGGCGAGAAGGCATCGCCGCCCTTCTGCGCGAGCAGCGAGCACTCCTCGAGCCCCTCGTCGTAGGTGTTGATCTCGCTCGACGCCGAGGCCGGTGCGCCCGAGCCAGCCTGCGGCGCGTAGAGCTTCTCGTCGATCGGCAGCCGGAACCCGATCGAGAACGTGAACGACTTGCCGCGCCGGCCGTGGAACTCGTGCGTGGACGTGTTGAGCGCCGTCCCCGAGAGCGCGAAGTCGCCGCCGAGGTCTTGCTCGCGCCGGTACGGCACGAACACATAGCCGCGCGATGGAACGCCGCCCAGCGGAGCCTCCGACACCGTGGTCAGCACGCCCGAGTGCGGCGCCGGCTGGTTGTTGAACTTCACCGCGCCACCCGAGCCCGAAACGCTTTCGCGGTCGAAGTCGACGTTCTCGCAGTCCGGCGTCTGCCCGTCCTGGAGCAGAGCCGGATTCAGCGCGTCGTTCAGGCCCAACGCCAAGGGCTTGATCGGATAGCGCCGGTAGTGGCGCCGCCCCGGCTGGTTCGGCATGGTGCTCTCAGTTCAGCGTGAACGTGACGGTGCAGTCGAAGCGAGCGATCGTGTCCGTGATGAGCCCGAACGGCCCGCCGAGCTGGATGTCGAGGTCGACCGGGCCGAGTTCGCCGACGACGCTGTTGTAGGGCAGCACAGGCGTCGCCGTCGCCATGCGGTAGTCGAGGATGTGCGACAGCGCGGCCCCGGTGATCGACTTCGTTGGGATCATGCGCAGGAGCCGCACCTTCTGCGCACCCGCCAAGCACGAGCCCGCCGGGAAGAACCGGATCGTCTGCGTCGCCGCCGGGCCGCGCATCGCCGGACCCTCAGCCCGCGTGCTCAGCCAGCGGTCCACAGTGAGAACGCCAGTCCCGCCGCTCACCGACACGACGGTCCCGAAAAATCCGTCCGACGTGATGGCGAGCTGGCCGGGCGCAACCGTGGTCGTCGCCGTGAGCACGCACTGGCGCTTCTGGTCGGTCACGTTGGTCGTGTACGCCGCGACCGTGGTGTTCACCGCTTCATCGAGGCGCGAGCCCGCGCCGTCGCCGGGGATGCAGCGCAGGTTGTTCGTCGCGCCGGTCAGGTGCATCCACTTGGCGCCGCGTTCGTAGATCGACATTGGGGTCACTTCCAAAGGGTGTTGTACGAGTCCTCGCCGCGCATCAGCGTCGACGCCGGGGGCAGGATCGTTCTGCGCAGATAGTACGGCTGCTGGACCTGCCGCGGCGTGATGTGCCGCATGAAAGCCGACATCTCCTCCTGGAGCAACTGAGCGTTAGCCTTCTGCTGTTCGTACTGCCCGCGCGTCGCCCACAGCGAATGAGCCGCGAGAAGCACCACGAGTTGCATGTGCTGCTCGGGGATCTCGCTGCGCAGTTCGTAGGTGTCGCCCGCCTGCGGAGCGGCCGCCCACGCGCTCTCAAGCTGGAGCACCGTGTAGAGCGTTCCCGCTTCGTTCTGGAAGTGCGTCGAGCCGACCACCGTGAGAAGCTGGCCCGCCCGCGCCGAGTTGCCCGTGATCTCCACGATCGCGTTGATGTACGCGCCGGCCAGCGTCTCGTGCGGGTAGACCAGTGCGTCCGCGCTCGTGTCCGCGTCCAGGCGTAGGTACGCGCCCGCCGGAGACGCCGGGAGGTTTGCCTGGGTCGGCAGCGTGCCTTTTGTCAGGGCGGCCGGGGTCTTGGAGACACCGACCTCCAGGTCGATCGGGTCAATGCTCGTCACGAGGCGCAGGCTGCGCCCCTGGGTCGTCCAGCCGTTGGACCCGAGCTTGCCCACCACCGGGACCACCGCGTCGCGCGCGGCGCCCGTGGGATCCGTCGGCGAACCCGCGCGCCGAACCTCCGCGATCCGCTCAACCCACGGCGGGAGCGTGTAGTCCCACACGTCGGCCTTCACCTTGCGCGCCGCCGTCTTGGGCAGCACGAAGCTCGCGTTCAGGTAGCCCTCGTCAACCTCCGCCATGCGCCGCGCGAGCGACATGATGTGCCGGTTGATGTGCTGGACGATCTGCTTGTCGTCCCACTGAGTCGAGTCGGGAGCCTGGAGAACCTCCCGTACCGCCTCGATGGCTTTCGAGAGGCGCATGGATCATGCTCCGCGGCGCGCGGTCCCGTTGACCCGCGAGGAGCCCAGTTCGTCGATCTTGTCGGCCAGCCGATTCATCGCCGACACGAACAGCTTGTCGCGCTCGAGCTGCTCCGTTTGCATCGCACGGAGCTGCGCCTGGAACTCGTCCTGGGATTCCTTCTGCCGACGCAGAAACAGAATCACCACGGCGATCACGGCGGCAACAGATACGCCTTCGGGAAGCAATTTGCCGATGACTCCCCAGGATTCCGCATCTCCGGGGGTTTGCAGCGCAACGAGGGCAAAAAGTTGCATCATGTGTGGAAAATCTCGCCTTTATGGACGCGGGCGCAAGGAAAGATCGTTCAGCGCTTGCTGGCGCTCTTGCATCGCGTCCAGGCGGGGACGGCCGCCAAGCTCGAACCGGCGCAGCACCGTCGGCAGACGGCGGCGCATCCACTGGAGGTAGCCCTCCAGCTTCTTCGCGCGCTCCGCTCGAGCGGCCACGGTCAGACGCGCGCGCTTCTCGGCGCCCTCCGCTTCCAGCAGGTCGTTGAACTGGCGGAGGCCGGTCCCCGAACGCTGGAGGTCGATCTCGCGCAGACGTGCGATCAGCGGCTCCGCCGTGAACGGCAGCGGGCGGTACACGGGCGCGTTCCACGGGCCGTCATGCCAGAAGAACACATGCGACCACTTCCCGGAGCTCTTGAGCTGCTCCTGGACCTCCCAGACCGACCGGCGTGTGTTGAACACGCACCGCAAGCGCGAGTCGAAGTCGCGCAGACCGACCTGGATGTTGTCGGGGCACGTCGGGACTTCCCGAACGCGCCCCACTTCGACCTGGAGCTCGTCGGCCATTAGATGCGCTCGACGTTCTGGCCGTCCTCGTAGACCAAGCGGGCATACTCCCACGTCGCGCGCGGGCGCAGCACTTCGATCGTCTCGCCGGTGGCGAAGTTGCCGCCGGTGCCGAGCGCCGCCAACACAACAACGCCCATGCCGGTCGAGTCGGCCGTGAAATCCACGGCGCCGCCGCCGACGGTGCGCTCGATCTGAATGTTGTTCGCGTCCACAGCCAGGGCGAAGTAGATCGCAGACGTGGACAGCGCGATGCCCGAAACGGCCGGGAGCGCCTGCAAGACACTGCCGACGTTTGCGGGTTGCAGCAAGAGCGGCGTTCCAGCCGTGATGCCGTGATTGGTCAAGCCCACCCGATCGGTGCTGGCCGTGGCCGTGGCCGTGCGCGCCGTCGCGTCCGCCGCAAGGCGGAAGCTGTTGGCGTCGACGCCGGGCTGCACGTAGTAGTTCGTGTTCAGCGAAAGCCCGGTCGGCAGGCCGTTGTCCAGCGGCCGCACTCGCACCACGTCGCCCTTGCGCAGCCCGTGCGCGGTGAGGGCTACAGACCGATCCGCGGTCGTGCTCGTGACCGCGCAGGCGCCGAGCGACACGTCGAAGGCGCGCGCGCGGCCCGGAATAGACATGGAGCCGACGGCGTTGTCGAACTGGAAGTCGTTGACGCCGGTGCCCTGGACGTTGCCCTCGCCCGAGTCCGGGAACAGCAGCGCGCGGATCTGACTCGGCAGGCTCGGGCGAATCGGGGACAGCACGCGCGTCACCTGCGCGGGAGCTTCACCAAGCAGCGCGATCCCGGTGCCGACTCCGATCTGGAGAGAGTTGAGCGTCCCCCAGGTTCCCGCCTTGGTCCCGTGGCTGATCGACGTGATTCGGTCGTAGAAGCGCGACGTGCGGACGTGGGAGAGCTGAATGCTGGCCGGCTGGAGAAGCGTGCCGATGTTGACGGTCAACGTCTCCGACTGCGGCTTGCCGTTGAGGAAACCGCTGACCGTGATCGGAAATGAGTTGCCGACACCCGAAACGTTCGGCGTCGCTTGCACCGCGCCCGGCCGTCCGGTGGGGGCCGTGCGGTTGTTCTCCAGCACGATGCTGATTTGCTGCGGCCACGGCAGCACTTGGCCGCGCGCGACGAACGCCGGATTCAGCGTCAGATTTCCGTTCGCGGTGTTGCTTGCCAGCGCCTGGAACAGGCAGATGTGCTGCGGGTCACCCGGCGGGCACAGGACTTCCGTGCCGTAGTGGAACGCGCGACCGAGAAGGCTGGTGGGGGCGAGGTTCTTGAGGCGGATGCCGGACATGACTGCTCTCTTGGGCCGGATGCCACTCGGCTACTCACGCGGGGCTTGGATGGGCGTGCCGGCTGCCCCGCGGCTCCGGCACGCCTTTGTCTCACTCAGGCGACGAGAGCGATCAGCTCTCTTCGATGTCCATGATGCGGACGCCGCAACGATCGCGGACGCCGACGCCCAGCGTGCTCTCCTCGACGGTGCGCGCTTGGTAGCGGTCCATGTCCTGGAGGTACTGCCAGATGTTCGCGCCCTGCTCGGTGGCCCACGAGAGCGGCTCGGTCAGCCAGTTCGTGAAGCCGCCCTGCTCGAGCGAGAGCCCCAGGATGTTGTTCTTGGGGAACAGGCGGTCGACCAGCCACGGGATGCCGCCGGGGCCGACCATGAGGCGGTTCCAGCCGCCCGGCAGCGTCGTCGTGTTGACGTAGCGCTTCTCGCCGGTGAGCTGGCTCGAGTAGACGCGCTTCGCCGCGTAGCTCGAGAGCCACACCATGATCTCGGCGCTGTTGCGCTCTTCCACCTCGTCGATGATCTGCATGAGCAGGTTCTCGGAGGGGGTGCGGACGGAGCCGCCGTTGTGGTTGACCACGCCCTGGTTAAACACGAGATCGCTGTTCCAGCCCAGGCCGGTCGGGATGCAGGCGAGGCCCTGGAAGTAGCGGCTGTCGGCCCCGAGCCGGTCGTCGGTGCCGCCCCACTGGAACGCACCGTTGTCCGTGCCTTCGACTTCGGAGGCGAACGTCGCCCCGACTTCCGCGGCGCGGCCGGTGCCGTCCATCGGACCGCCGTACCCGAGGATGCCCATGAGGCCCATCGGCTCGGAGCGGTACGCGCTGTTCTGGCGCATACGCTCCACGCTCGAGTTGTCGGTCGAGCCGGTCTTGACGATCCAGTCGCCCGCAGCGAGGCTCGAGAAGTCCGTGAACGCCGCCGCGTTGAAGGAGAGCACGGTGAAAACCGCCGTGTCGGCGTCCGTGATGGAGACCACGTTGGCGATGCACTTCGGCACGCCCACGTTCGTCACGAACAACACGCGCATCCCCGGCGTCAGCCAGCGGGTCGGCGGCTCGTTCGCCATGCCCGTCGCGCTCGCGCCCGGAGCGCTCAGGCCCGTAGCGATGTCCTGGTTGATCTGCAAGTTGATCGGCACGTCCACCGAGGCCGCAGTGCCCGCCCCCGCGGCCTCGCACAGGCGGCCCGAGCCGTCGCTGTACAGCATCCGCGCGCGGTCGAGCTCGTAGTCGTCGAGGAACTGCTGGATCTCCATCTCCATCGCCGACACGTCGCCAGCGCCGTTTGACATGGCGCGGACCAGCTTGCCGTCGAGGATGAACCGCCCGAACTGCTGGCGGCCACGGTAGGCGTACCACGCCATGCGCCGCTGGCCCGGATCGGGGAAGTTGCCGTTGTCGCCGACCGCGTTGAACTGCCGCGGGTTGCGGCCGTACATCGCGCGCTCGCGGATGTGGCGACCCCCGACGTACTTCGTGTTCTCGGGGATCAGGGAGAGGATGCGCGCGTTGTTGTTGCGCGTGTCGTGGATCACGTTCGAGACGTAATCCCGCGTGAGGAAGTGCAGGAAGGAGGCTTGTGCCGAAGAGCTTGAAAAGCCCAGGCCAAGTCCGGCGTCGGTGGCTGCCATTGTCGTAGGTGAGGTTGGTGGTCGTGGCAGCCACCGTCGCTAGATCGGTAGCCGCCTAGAGGAGTTGGTTGGTCCCGCTGAACTGCTGGCGGAAGGCGTTGACCAGCCCTTGGAGGGCTTTGGTCGACGTGCCATTCCTGCGCGCCTCGCGCGTCAGGTTCTTGGGGTCGATCCGAGGGATGTTCGGAGACCCGCTCGGCGTACGCGGCATGGATGCGTCCTGGGCCGACTGACGGGCCTTGCGCTCCGATTCCATGTGGGCCTCGGCGATCCTGCGGACTTTCGCCGCGATGATCGGTGCAGCCTCTTCCGGCGTGTCGAACTCGCGGGCGGCGAGCGCAGCGTCCAGAAGGCTTCGAGCCACTTCCCCAGCTTCGGGGTTCTGCCGGATGTACGCCTGGGAGCTGAGCGCTTGGCTGGCCCTCGTTTCGTAGTCCTTCTGGTGGAAGGTCTGCGCAGTCTGTTGGAGCTGCGCCTCGAGGGCAGCGATTCGCTGCTCCATGGCTGTGTTCACGTTAGGCGCCCCACGGTTGCCAGTCAAGATCGGTTCGTCCAAATCCTGGACACCATCGTCGGCCAGTCCGCGTTGCGGCGCGCGGCCGTGCATGGCGTCGATCACGGCCTGATACCGGGCCGGGTCGACCTGCGCCAAGCGCTCGAGGTTCTGCACGATCCCGACGCGGGCCTCGAGGTCGCGCTTCTCCTGCTCGAACTTCTGCCGCTGCTCCTCGAGCTTGGCGGCCGACATGCCTTTCTGGGCGTACTTGACCAGATCGGCCTCGTCGAGCTCCACGTCCTGGTGCCGGAACTTGACCTTGTGACGCTGCGGAGCCGCGGGCGCGGCCGGCGCCGGAGCCGCGGGCGGTTCGTCGAGCCGCTGGCGCGCAGGGTCGGCCGCGGTCGGCTGGGCTTGGCGCTGCTCGATGAGTTGCGCCAGCTTGCTCGGCTGCGGAGCTCCGCCAGCGGCGGCGGGATCGCCACCGTTGCGCATCGCGCGCAGGGCCTCGAACGGGCTGGGGCGTTCCGCCGGAGCGCCGCCGTTGGGTTGGATTTCGATTCGTTCGCTCATGGCTCAGATCACCTTCTCCCCGATGGACTCGTTGATGGAGCCGCGGCGCTCCTCGAACTCTTCCCGGCTGCACGAGCCGAGCACGTATTCGCGCTTGACGTTGACGCGGAAGCTGAAAGACCCGTCCTCGCTGCGCTTCGGCAGCAAGTGAACCGCCCACGGGCGTTGGTCGCCTTCCAGGTAGCACTCCTGGCAAGGGATGTGGTCGCGCGTCCAGACCGAGCTCTCCTGCGGCTTGATGAGCGAGTACCACTGGTCGGGCCGGATCTCGCCCTCGTACGGGCCGGTGAGGTAGGCCGCGTGGTGACCCGCGATGCGCGGGCACTTGAGGAAGTGAATGTTCTCCTCGGCGTCCTGCTCGAACTCCTCGCGCTTCTTCTGCGCGTCGCGCTTGATCTTCTTGAGCAAGAGCTCGGCGGCTGGGTTCTGGCTCTTCTTCGCCTTCGCCTTCGCCGGCTCGATGCCTTCGGTCTTGGCCTCGGAGGCCGGGGAGGGGTCCGTCGTCGCCGTGGTGGGCTCGGACGCGACTTGAGCGCCCTGGTGGGGCGGTTCGGTCTTGGGTTGGGTGGTCTTAGCCACGGGCGGCTCCTTGGGATGCCTTGGGTTTCGGTCTCGAGGGCTGGCCGCGGTTGGCCGACCCTCCCGGCTGCGCCATCTGCTGCATTTGCATCTGCTGCATCATGGCGCGCTGGATCTTTTCGACGTGATCCTGGTAGTGCTGGATCACGAGCTGGCGCGCAATCGGGTCGAGGTCGCGGAACTCTCCCGAGCGCATCCGTTGCTGCATCACGCGAACGTGCGTGCCGTCGTCGTCGTAGTCGTGGGTCGGGTAGTCCAGCATCGGCTGGCCCATGTCGTTCTGGCGCATCCACTTGAGCGGATCGCCGGTCATCTCGTCCCACTCCCGTTCCTGGTTCTCTTCCTCGATGAGCCGCTGCGCGAGGATGTCCTCGGCGCCGCCGTAGGCCAGCGTCTTGAGCACGCTGAGCTTGTCCTCGGGGTTGTTGATCGGGTCGAGCACGCCCGCCTGCACGTACTCCAGGATGCGCGCGCGCTCCACGCTTCGGCTCTGGAAGTAGTCCGGCTCGCCGACGATGCGGATGTCGTCGCGGATGTCGGCCGACTCGAACTCGGCCACGCGGTAGGCGTTGTCGGCGCCGACGTACTGCATCGTGCGCCGGGTCGTGTAGAAGGCCCGCGCGACCGAGAGCATCATCCGCCCGCCCGTCAGCGTCGCGCGCAGGGCGCTCCGCGCCGCCGGCGTCAGCGCCTTGTTCTTCTCCTCGATCATCGCGTCGAGGCCCGGCCGCGAGCGGATCTGCCCCGGCAGCTTGCTCATGTCCGGGTCGGCTTGGCTCGAGATCATCTGCATCTCGCTGAGCGCCCGGTTCGCGCTGTCCGCGAGCTCCTTGGGGATCTGCGGCACCGGCCCCAGCGTCACCGGCTTCCCGCCCGACGCCAGCACGTCGCACGGGTACGCGACGCCCGGCTCGATGGCGAGCATCCCCGTCGGCAGGCCCGAGCGCTTGTCGACGAAGATCGGCGGGTGCGAGTGGACGTTCACCACTTCCGTCTGGTGCGCCCGCGCGTTGTTGTACTGGAACTGGGGGTTGCGCAGGTCGTCCATGAGCGGGTGCCCGACGAACGAGCCCGGCCGCTTCTGCCAGTCGATCTTGACGAAGGGGATGGGGTACTTCGTCGCGCGCATCGGGTTGTCCCGATTGACCAGGACGGTCTCGCCCGCGATCACGATGTAGCGGCCCTTCCAGTTGTTCTTGCGCATCGGCTTCTCGAAGAACCTCGAGAGCACCGTCCGGCTTCTGGACTTGTCGCGCGGCTGGAGGAAACCCGGCGACTGCGCTTGGCCGCCGTGCATGAACGAGAGCATCTCGTCCCACCACAACGACGTGGTGCGCGGCTCGAGCGGCTTCACGCCCTTGATCGCCGCGGCGCCGTAGGTGTCCTCAAGCGACGCCATGTCGACGATCTCCTGGGTGCCCGCCCAGGTGCATTCATCGGCCTGGAAGTCCGTGCGCGAGCTCCAGTCCCAGCGCACGCGCAGCGGCGAGTGGACCTTGGCCGTGATTTCGCCCGGCGGCAGGTCCTCGTAGCGGCCCTCCTCTTCGGCCATGCGCTGCTGGTCCGGCGTGAGCCCGAGGATCGTCTCGCCGTTCTCGTCGACGTAGAAGCGGTCCGGCGATCCCGCCTCGGCGTTCCAGCCGATCTCGATGAAGCCGGAGCCGCACACCGCCGCCCAGGTCAGCGCCTCCTCGAGCAGCTCGCTCCAGTTCACCACGTTGTCGCGCAGGTGCTCGAACAGCTTTTCGGTGACGAACGCCTTGTCGCGCTCCGCCTTGGAGTGGTCGCGCGTGGGCGCCCGGAACACTGACGAGCTGGCGAGCACAGTGCTGATCGCGCGCGTGACGAGCGTGCGCACGATGTTCGCCCGGTATACGACTTTGTGCGGGGGCAGGACGGGCGTGCGGAACCCCATCCCGTCGTCGACGAAGTACTGGTTTCCATTGAGGAACGCGAGGTTCTTGACCCACTCGCGTTCCATCGGTTGCCGATGCGAGTCGTTCAGCTTCGGGCTGATCCGCGCGGTCACGTACTGGAGCGCCTCCTCTTTCGAGAAGCGCCCGTGCGTCTTGTGCGTGGCCTGCGCGTAGCTTTTCTTGACTTGCATCGTGCCCTCGAATCAACCCTTGAGCGAGCTCGGCAGGTCGTAGCCGAGAGCGTCAATCGGGTCCTGGTCCTCAATCGGGATTCGCTGCAACGCGGGCGCCTGGAGCGGAGCCTGCTGCGGCTGGCCCATCGTACCAACGAGATGCGCGAGGGATTGCTGGGTCGGATCGCCCGACTGCGCCAGCCGCGCAACAACGAGCAGCCGCTCCATGTCGGCCTGTCGGCGCATCGCCTCGCGCGCCATGCGGCCCGAGTTGGCGACCGCGTAGAACGCGAGCAGGAGCGCCGCGAAGATGATCGAGAGGGTGAGCCAGTCCATCACAGTCCTTGCCCGTTGGGGCCTTTGTCGAAGCGCCTCGGTGTTCCATCCGTCGAGCCGCGGCGCTGGTTGCGCGCTCGCCAGAAATCTTCATCGGAGCCGCTCGGCGGGAGCTTTTCGGGCTCCGCGGGCTTCACGTTCTGGATCTTCACCGTCTCGAGGAGCTTGAGCGCGATGCCGTAGGCCATGATCGCGTCGTTCCGGCACTTGCGGTCGATCTTCTCCTTCTCGTCGAGCTGCGCGTCCATGCACTCCTGGAGCAGCCGCTTCGAGGGGGTATCGACGTTCTGGTCGGCCAGTGCGATCGCAACGCGGTCGATCACGAGCGCCTTGCCCTGCGCGCTCATGATCCAGCCCTTGCGCAGCACGAACTTGCCCTCGCGGTCCTCCCAGCGCTGCTGGACGAACAGGCGTTGGCAGCCCGCCGCCTCGGCCGCCTCGTACACCGCGAGGCCGTGCTGGGAGGGGTGCGTCTCCACCGCGACCGTCGCGTTGTAGAGGTCGCTGAGCAGCTTCACGGTGCGCCCGAAGGCGTGCGGCGGCTCCCAGCCGTACCACTCCGCGACGAGCGCCTCGGTCTGCGCGTCGATCACCTGCGCGACACACGGGTCGCCTCCGCGCACGCCGGCCGCCGTGTCCACGCCGATCACGTACTGCCGCCCCATCGCCGGCCAGCGCCACACGCTGAGCTCGCCGTGCCGGTCGTGCAGCAAGTGCGGCTTGCCCTCCGACTCAACGAGCTTCGCCACCGCCAGCGGCGCCCGGATGTGGGTGCCCATCTTGAACTGGACGTGCTCCAGGTTGAACGCGCTCCGGCCCGACGCGAGCAGCGCCTCTTCGGGGAACGCCGGGCACTGTTCATGGAACGTCTGGAGGTTGCCGTTGCACTTCTCCGAGATGTAGTACCGCCGCCAAGCGAGCTGGTCGTAGCTGACGCACTGAGGCGGCTTGCCCCGGATGTGGAAGCGCTGCGCGAGAAGGATGCGCTCCTCGGGCGTGAGCGTCTTTTCGATGCGCGCGCGCACCGGCTCGGGCAGCACCGGCGGGTTCGAGCCGATCTTCGTCCAGCGATACTCCTCGTGGAGGAACCACGGGATGAACATCGCGTGCCAGCCGGACCCGTCCGACACGCCGCCGTTGTCCTCCTGCTTGAGGTCGTCGGGCAGCGCGAGCCCCTGCTGCTTGTACCAAGCCCGGCGGAACTTGTCGGCGAAGTAGCCCGTGTTCCCCTTGGCCTGCGAAACGTCGATGGCGAGCGTCTCGGGGAGCTCGGGCAGCGCGAGCTCGATGCCCTTGCCCTTCTCCTCGGCGTCCGGCCACTTCGAGGTTTCCTCCATGTCGACGTAGAGGTTCGTCTCGCCGAAGCCCGGATTCGGCGTGTTCGCGCTCACGACCTGGATGCGCGAGTTGAACGGGGCGCCCATCACGATCATGTCCCGGTTCGACTTCTCCGGGTTCAGGCTCCACGGCGAACCGTCGTTCATCCGAAGGCGCTGGAACATCAGCTTCACGCGGTTCAGCAGCGTCTCGCACAGCTCCTCGCGGTCCGTGACCACGCGGAGGTTCAGGTTCGCCACGGTGAGCAGCGCGTGCAAGAACACGGCGAGCGTGAACGTGCTGATCCCGTTCTGGCGCACCTTGAGGATCACCACGCGCCGCGGGGCGCCGCGCCGCTCTTGCCGCAGCAGGACCGCCTCGAGGTTGCGCTGCGACTGGTTGTACGTGAACGGGATGGCGCGGGCCTTCTTGTCGACGATGACGACGTGTCGCTCGATCCACTCGCGCCGGGTCATCCGCCAGCGGTTCCCCTTGCGGTTGCCGAACACGCCCCGCTCCTGGTTGTAGAGCAGGAAGAAGTGATTGAGCCGCTGCTGGTCCGGCGCGTCGATGGCCGCCTTGTACGCGCGGTCCTTCGCCGCGTGCAGCGCCTCGACAAGCTCAGGATCGAGCACCGCCGTCACTTCGCGGCGCTCGCCTTCATGCTGTCGATCGCGCGGCGCACCCGGTCACGGTCGACCCCGAGCGCTCGAGCGATCTGCGTCGCCGTCAGGCCCGCGTCCAGCATCGCCTTGAGCTTCGGGCCGTACACCGAGACCACGCTGCGCACCGGGACGTTCACGCGCTCGAACGTGCCCGCGCTGCGCATCTGCGAATTGCACTTCATGCACACCCGCACCCGGCGGCCCGGCGCCGGCGCGATGATCGTCTTGCCAGGGATCGCCGACTCGACCTCGCCCACGATCAGCAGCGTCGCGCGCTCGGTCCTTCCCGTCGACGGCCGGACGTACGCCCAAGGCCCGCCGCACGCCTCGCACGTCTCCACGCCGGTATAGCGCTGGCGCTTGCCAAGAGGGCCACGCGAGGGCTTCGATCTCGTCTGCATGGACGAGAATCTAGCGAACTTTTCGAGTAACGCAACCCGTGACCCGCCGACCATTTGCGCGGCGTCACGAAAAAGGCGAAGGCCCCGGCGCGCTCGCGGTGCGCCAGGGCCTTCTTGACCGTCTGCCGCTGGCGGCGTACAACGGCGCTCACGCGCGAGGAGTTGGAGTCTCCCCGGCGGAACTTTTCACCCAACTGAGGTAGCAGTCGATGAACGACGAAGATCGTAGCGTGCCCTCGTCTAAGGGCAAGCGGGAGATGCGGGTATGACCACAAAACCCCTCCCGTGGTTTCGGTTCGACGTGGCGGAGATCGCCACAGCCCGCGGCGGGATGCGCGTGCTCGGCGATGACGCCGCGCTGGCCGCGATGATGCGCTTTGCGTGGCGCTCTTGGCGCGAGGGCCGCCTCACCGAGGACGACGCGCGCCAGACGTGCGGCGCCGGGTTCGAGACGCTACTCGCCGCCATGCTCGAGCGCGGACCCGACGGGCTGCTGTCGCTGCCCTGGATGGAGGCCGCTCGGACCGAGGCCGACGCCTACCGGCTCCAGCAGCGGGAATCCGGCCGTAGGGGCGGCATGGCGAAGGCTGCTAATGCCAAGCAACCCTCTAGCGACCCTACAGGCTCGCTTAGCGACACCCTAGCGAAGTCTACCCAGGAGAGGAGAGTAGAGGAGAGTAGAGATTCAGTCCTCCAGAATGCTTCGCATTCTTCCGGACTGGAGCCGGCGCCTCGCGGCGCGTCTCCGGGCATCCTCTTCGAGAACCCGAAGAAGCCCAAACCCGAGGCGAAGAAGGGCGAGCACGTCCAGGCCGTGGAGATGTTCCAGCGGGCTTGGGCGCGCATCCGGCACGGGGACCTCACGGTGACGGTCAAGACCGACCCGAAGGACATCCCGCCGGCCGAGCGGTACACGCCGACCGCAGCGGATTTCATCCACGCCGCGAGGCTCTGGAAGCGCATCGGCGGCGACACGGCGCTCCTGCGCGAGCGGATGAGCAACTTCTTCCAGAGCGATGCGCCCTACCTCCGGGCGGGCGGCTTTGCGCTGTTCGCCACCAAGTTCGATCTCCTGACCGACCCGATCATGGCGCTCAACGGCAGCGCCCAGCCCCAGGACTGACCCGATGCCCCTTCGACACTGGACCGAATCCGAAGTCCCCGAGGCCAAGCTCCGGGATCACAACCTCCGCGCCCACGAGTCGCTGTCCCGCGCCCATGTCGCGTGGTTCTGGCTCGTCGGCCCCGGCTCGAGCTCCTTGCTTGGCCCGCAGTTCTTCGAGGGCTCGCGCCATTGGGACGTGAACCGCGAGCGCCAGCAGGCCGCCCGTGACTGCCGCACGCAGGCGTGGACCGCGGACACCTTGCGCAGCGTCCACCAGTTCGTTGAACGGCTACGCGCCCGCAGCAAGGCCCCGCAGCCAACGCAGCAGGCTCGCCCCTCGCGTTCGAGGGCTCGACGCGACATTGACCTCGACGGCTCCGACAACGTGCAGCAGGCGCTATCCCAGAGCGATCTGGGGCCAGGGCGAATTCTTCCGACTGTCGACCGGGACTGGCCGGAGACGTTCCACATGAGCGACGAGCAGCGCGCCGAGGCGTGGCGCCGGGTCATGCGCGCGTGGTCGCCTCGCGGTGCGCCGCCGCCCGAGCGCAACGACCGAGACCACGACCAGCCGCGCGAGCGCATGAGCCAAGTCCAGGCCCAAGTGCTGTTCGCCGGCGATGACCAAGGCAACGACCCCCGACCCAACAACCCCGAGCCTGAAACCGAAGAGGAGAAGTGGTTCTGATGGAAACCCGACCCGACCCCGCCGGATACCACCCGCAGCAGACCCGAGGGCGCGCTCTCGACATCCACGGCATCGCACGGAACGAGAAGAGCCCTTCCCGCGACGTGAACAAGCAGACCATCGAGGAGATGCGCGAGGAGATCTACGCCGCAGGCCGCAAGGCCGTCCGCGAGGCCCGCGCCTTCTCCGAGCGAGCGTTCGAGCCGGAGCTCGACGAGCTCTAGCCCGTCACATCAGCCCCGCGCCGGCGTCCATCCCGTTCGCCTTGCGCATCTTCTTCTCGTCGCCCTTGCTCAGCAGCAGGCCCTTGAGCTTCAAGTAAGCCTCGCGCCCGCGAGCCGCCACCGTCGGCCGCTCGTTCATCATCATCTCGAGGATCACCAGCAACGCCAGCTTGTTGCCGTCGTCCGGCATCTTCGAGATCCCGACCAGCTCCAACTCCGCAAGACGCGCAATCTCCGAGACCGCCTGCATCCGCACAGGATGCATCTGGCCCCGGAGCTGCGCGTTCTGCGTCTTGGTCGTCATCGACCCCGAGTACCGCCGCGCCGGCGGCGCCTGAGGGCTCATCGCACGGCCGTCCGCACGAGCCGCCAGGACATCATCCGGCACGTCGTACTCGCGCCCGTTGTGCGGGCCGTTGTGCTGGCCTCTGTTCGAGTAGCTGCTCACGGCAAGCTACCTCCCCTTGGCTCAGTAGCTGCCCTTCGAGCCCATCCGACGCTTCGAGATGCCCGGCACCTTGCACGGACCGCCCGCAGCCGGACCGTTCGTCACCTTCGTCTTGCCTTGCACCGTCACCTTGCCCGAGCCTTCGTAGTTCGGCCCGCCAACCGTCTTGGCAGGGCTCCGGGTGACGCTGGGGCTGATCGTGCGGCGGCTGAGAGTCTTGTTCTTCATGGTTGTAGATGCTCCTCGAGCGCAATCCTCGCACGCCGGAATCTCGCGCGCAACTCGCTTGACCCGCGCACAGTAATCCGCCACACTCTGCGAACCATGCCGAAACTCACCGCCATCCCGCCGTCCGTCCCGCCCTCCATGCCCAAGCCGCCCGAGAACCTCGAGTACACCCCGAAGGCCGAGGAGCCGGACGAAGAGCAGCCCTACGACTTCGAGCCCAAGAAGCTCACCATGAAGATCCCCGCCGCGAAGGCCACCGAAGAATCCTCTGCCCCTCGCACCCGCCGCGAGCCCTTCGAGCGCGTCATCGCCGAGCTCCGCAAGTGCAACGTCGGCGACATCGAGGACCTCGCCCGCGAGCTCGTCATGAACCACGCCGCACTCGGCTCCCTCCTCTTCCACGCCATCAACAACGCCTCCGCCCTCGCCGGCTACGCCTCCGCCGAAGCCGCCAAGAAGGCTCAGCAAGCCAGCACACCGCGGGGCTCCTGATACCCGCGGCTCGAGCGCCCCAGGGTTGGCACTCCTGGCTCTGCGGCGCTCGTCTCGTCAGCCTCCCCAACTTCGGGGCGGCCAGCCTGCGGTGCAGTTGGCCCACAGGCTTCTCACAGCTTGAGCTCACACGCCCAAGCCCAAAGCGCCCGACTCCGCGATTCACCGGGACGTGAGTGGAGCCGGGCGCCTTCGTTTCCACTCCGCCGTACCCGCTGGGGGTCCCTTCCCGGATTTTTCGGCGCGGGCAAAACGAAACGGGACTCCCAGGTGCTCCACGGGGACCCAGAGCGGAGGAAGGCGGGTGAGGAGGGATGAGGGATCATCCATCGCCATTCCCCGCCGAAACCCCCC